GGAACAATAGCGCGCGAGGGTTTAGCGCATAGGGGGTGTGGGTAGTATTTTGACGGATATAACAAAAGAACAAAGGATTTCCAAAGAGATAACCAGGCTTAAGCGGTTATTTAAAAACATCCCGAAAGACACCACAAACGCTGCCCTGGCGCTGATTAAAAACGCGGCCTTTATGACAGTAACTTTGGAAGACCTCCAGGAAGAGATAAATGATAAGGGCGCTGTGGTTGAATACAAAAACGGTGAGAACCAGTTTGGTACCAAGAAAAGCCCTGAGGTAGATATCTACAACACGATGATTAAAAACCTGTCATCTGTGATTAAACAGTTGACGGATTTAATACCGGCTGCCGAAAAGCCAAAGAAGGGCGAAGAGGCAGCAGACGAATTTATGAAAATCTTAAAGCGGTGATGCTATGGCTAAGATTGAGGTACCGGAATACATTGAGGCCTGGCATGACTACGTAGAACGCGAACCTAAAAAACACTGCAAGGAAATCAAACAGCTTAAACGGTTAATCGAAAAATTACTTAAGAGTAAAACAGTCCATTATGACGATACAGACGTCCAAGGATTTATAGATTTTTGCAAGCTACTTAAACACAAGGAAGGACGTTGGGCAGGTCAGCCATTTGAGCTAAACCAAGAACAGCGTTACATAGTCGCTTGTGTTTTTGGTTTTAAAATGTTCGATGAAGAACTAGGCATGGAGGTACGCTATTTCCGTGAGCTAGTTCTTTTTGTTGCCAGAAAATGGGGCAAGAGTACATTTATATCGGCCATAGCCTTGTTTTTATTTATGGCTGATAGAGAGCCAGCTGCTCAGGTCTGGTGCCTTGCAACGATTAAGACGCAGGCCGCGATCGTTTACGAGGCGGCGAAGTCGTTTGCTATTAGCTCAGAGGTGCTGAGTAAATACTGTCGAACAAAGCGCGATAAAGATAACGCAGAGATGCTGTTGTTTCTTGCCGGAAACAGTTTCATGAAGGCCGGATCCAAGAATAACGAATCTCAGGACGGACTAAACCCACACGCGTACATTATAGACGAATGCCACGCGATTAAGAATCGTAACACCTACGACGTGTTTTCGTCGGCCTGTGGGGCAAGGACGCAGCCGCTGGGGGTTATCATTTCGACGTTTGGATTTGTCAGGGAAGGGATATTTGATAGTATCCTGGAACGTTGCCAGAAGGTTTTGTCAGGGAAGTCTAAGGAACGAATTTTCCCGATGATTTTTCGGATTGATGATGGGGATAAGGTAGAGGATCCGCAGTGCTGGGCAAAAGCTAATCCGGGCATGGTTGAGGCAAGACCGACAATGTCGTATTTGGAAGGCGAGTATCAGAAGGCACTCCAGGATCCAGCACAGATGCCCAGTTTCCAGGCGAAGCATTTAAACCGGGCCAGTTCGTTAGCCGTCGTTTATTTTGATATCGGTATAGTTGACCGATGCGCCATCGATATGACGGAAGAAATGATATCTGATAAGTACGCTGTCGGTGGTGTGGACATTGCAGAAACTACTGACTTATGTAACGCTTCGGCTTTAATTCCGCTTGGTAGGAAATTATATTTGTTCCAAAAATACTTCATTGCCCGCTCACGCATCGAGAAAAACAGTAAAGCTGACAAGATGGCTTATGAGAGCTTTTGTAATACAGGAGCAAATGACGAATTAAACCGCGAACTGATGCACATATGCGAAGGAAGTAGGGTTAGTAGAAAAGACGTTGTGCAGTGGTATGTTGATTTAGTCGAAAAATACCGGGTAACGTTCTGGAAAATAGGTGGAGATAGGTGGCATTTTCTTGACTTTGCTGAAGACATGGAAATGGCCGGGTTTCCGAGAGAAAATAAGGACGGTAAGGGTGTTTTGTTTGAAGTAGCCATGGGGGCTAAAAGTTTAAGTAAGCCGATTAAGGAAACGAGAGCCTTAATGGAGGATGGAATACTACAGTATAGTCGTCACAACGGTTTATTTAGGTGGTGCACAACAAACACGGCAGTTATTGCTGACGTAAACGGAAATATCCAGCCTAACAAGGCTAAGAGTAAATCCAGGATTGACGGCTACATTGGATTTTTGACGTCGTATGTGGCATACAAAAAATGCGAGGATATGTTTAAGGAGTATCAGTCGTAGGGGGTGGGTTAAGTTGTGAAAACGTTGGAGGTGATAACTTGGGATTTTTCGGTTACGTAGCTAACTATTTTAAAAAAGACAACGAACTAACAGCCTCCAAAATAATAAACCTGTTGAATCAAGGCTACTCGTTAATGCAGATAAACAGGCGTTTGTACGACATACCAGAAGTCAGGACGGCGATAAATTTCGTAGCTGAGAAGGTCGGCAGTATACCGTTCTATCACGCGCGCGATGACACTGAGGGCAGCATACAAACCGTCTTTGACCGGTACCAGTACGTGTTGGGTATTAGGACTAACCCTTACCATTGCCCGCAGGTGTTTTGGACGCAGGTAATAACAACGCTACTGCTCACTAATAACAGCTTCATAATGCCGGATTGGGATGACAACGGTAACCTAAGGGCATTGTATCCGCTGCCGTTTACGCAGTTTGATTTTACTCAGGATGCTGACGGCAGACTGATAATTATTTTCCCGTCCTCTGGCAGTTACGCATTTTATTACGATGACATCATTCACCTGCAGCGGTTCCCGACCCAAAAAGGTGGGGCGGCCCGGCAGGCGGTAGGAAACTATGAGGAAATTGTAAACACGATGCAGGCACAGGCCGTGGGGGATAGTAAGAACAGTCAAAGGATAGCGGCGTTACTGCAGGTTAAGACCCAGCTAAAAGGCTCAGACATGCTGAAAAAGCTGAATGAGTTTAAGGAACTGTTTTTAAGTGCTGAGAACACAACCGGCTTCGGCATGATCGGTGCTGAGTATGAAGTACACAAATTGGATTTAAAGCTGAGCCCGCTGAATAAAGACCTGCTGGAAGCCATTATAGGGTATTTGTATAACTATTTTGGTGTTAGTAAGGAAATTATAACTCATACCGCTAGTGAGTTGCAGTATGAGCAGTTTATCGACAATACGATTAAACCGTATGCTTGGCAGATTGAGGAAGAACTTACTTACAAATTGTTTTCGGATACGGAGATATATCACGGCAACCGGGTTTATTCCGAACTGGTTGACTTGGAAATTAGCACGTTATCAGCAAAAACAGCGTTTTACAAAGAAATGGTTTATGGAACAATAATGAGCCGTAACGAAATCAGAAAACGCCTGGGCCTCCCTAAGGGCCCGCCTGAGTTGGACAAGTTTCTTGAAAATAAAAACTTCCAGGTGCTAGGTGCAGGGAGTTATATTGTTGAGGGAGGTGATACGGATGGAGAAGGAAAAGAAGTCCCCGCTGGCACTGTTGAATAGAAAGCGGGTGCAGTTTGATGATGACAGGTCTAAATTCAGAGCGATAACAGAGGAAGTTGACGGACAGAATGTTAGACGGTTAAGGGGTTACCCGATTCTGTTTAATGTTCCAGGCAAGCCGCGCAGACAAAGCCCATGGGTAGAAATAGTTAATCAAAATGCTTTAGTTGGCGTTGATTTGTCAAAGCTGGTTATGTTATTTGATCACAACACTACTTGGGTATTAGGTAGGGTAGGCAAGAACATGCGGGCCGAGGTGGACGCTACCGGGTTGTTTGTTGAAGTAACTTTGGGCAACACATGGATCGATGACTATGTATTTGATAGGGTGAGTCGTGAGATTGTGGATGGAATGAGTTTTTGGTTTGATAGCAAGGCTGTTATTGCAACCAACTGGGAAACCAAGACGGATATTATTATGCAGATAAATGAGATTTACGAGGTGTCTGTGCTGGTATTCCCTGCCTACGAGGATACTATTGTAGTCGCACAGGACGAACCAGCTCCTGACCCGGTGCCTGACGATGCCGCAGAAATTGAGGCTAAGAAAATGGCTTTAATTAGCCTGATTAGCCAGTTATAAAAAATTTAATCCACAGGAGGACAACGAATTGCTTACAAAAATTAGCGCAAAAGAAGCCGCAGAACTTAAGCGGGAAAAAACGATGATTGAAGAAAAACGGCTGGCCCTGAAAGAGCAGGTTAAGAATCACAGGGGCATGTCTACTGAGGAACTGAACGAAACAGCCGAGAACCTCAGAAGCCTGTCCGATCGTATGGATGAAATTAACGAAAAGCTGAAGGCTGGTCATCAGGAGCAGCAGCGCAGCAGACTGCCGGGTCCTGGTAGTAGGAATAACGATATCACCCAGGAAAACTTCCGTTCCAGCGCCCAATACCGGGATGCTTTCTACCGTAGTTACGTAAGCAGCAAGATCAGTGAAGCCGATGCAGAAATTATGTCCTTCGGTAAACGCGCAGTCACAGACATGAATGGTGGTAGCGTTACGAGTGGCGCCGAGTACCTTGTCCCCCAGACCACCCTTGACCGAGTATATGCAGTAATACAGCAGTATGGCCGTCTTTACTCTGCCATTACCAAATTTGGATTCACCGGTGACGTGTCTCTGCCTATTGGTACAACTGGGGCGCCGACAGAAAATGCGGACGGAACAGTTACTCTTAACTTTACAATTACGGAAGTTAAAATTAACCAGCAGGCTGTTGTTGCTACTATCATTGTTAAGAACCTGTTACTCAAAAACAGCATTCCAGCATTCGAACAGTATCTGGCAATGGAAATCGGTAAGTACATCGGGTTGCTACTTGAAAACTATGTTTTAAACGGATCGACAGTTACGTCCACTTTCCAGGGTATTATCACTGCGATCAAAGCGGCCAGCGCAGACAATGAATACACTAATATGGACTGGCGGCAACTATCCGAAATCCTTGCAGATGTTGAAAGCCCCTATGGTGATAACGGAAGTTGGGTAATGAAACGGTCAACTTTTTTCCGTGAATTTTTTGCCATGACTGATGCTGCAGGTAAACCGCTTGTAACAATAAACCCGGTGCAAGGTGGACCTGGTCAGTCTAATTTCCTAATAGTTGGTCAGCCTGTCATTTTCACGTCTCAAATGCCTGATACTGACTCAATTCTGTACGGTGATCTTAGTACCTACGTCGTAAATGAGTCCGAGCAATTTATGATCGAGTCGAACACGTCTGAAAAGTTTAGTGAAGATAAGACGGTTTGGCGCGGCAAGGTATATTCAGGTGGTAAGCCGCTGTTTGCTACAGAAACATTCACTTACTACAAGAAAGCATCGTAAGGAGGGGGTAAAACCCCTTCTTAGTTTTTCAGTATACGAGGAGGTAAGGTATGAGTAAATATCATCCAAAATTCGATAACTATATACCGTCCGATGTACCCGGAAGAAAAGTTGAAAGGTCGTATTTAGCCCACTTCCAAGTCTCTGCCGCCGACGCCGTTGCCGCAAGCGCAGCAGGCGTATTGACCGCGACTAATCTTGGCGCGGCGGCAGAGACAAAAACAACCGGAATAACTAACCCGGCAGTCCCACGGGGACTGTCGATAGTAGGTAATGTGTCCGGCATAACCGGGAATGTGGTGGTGACGGGTACTAACTACGCCAAAGAAGCTATGACAGAGACATTAGCGCTGAACGGTACTGCAACCACACACGGAAACAAAGCCTTTAAAACCGTAACCAGCGTTGCTTTGCCAGTGCAGGTGCATACACCGGTGGCTCAGGTAGAAACGGCCACAGCAGCCGGTACGGTAACCACAGCAGGTAATGCCTCCGTGGTAGTTACTGCCGCGGGGATGACTGGCTCGCCAAAAACAATAGCCGTCCCCGTGACTGGTACCTGCCAGGTTGAAACAGCAACCGTTGTCGGCACTATCGGCGCAGCCGGACAAGGTAATGCTACTGTTGTAGTGACTGCTGCAGGTATGACGGGATCGCCTGTCACTCTGGCTGTTGCTGTAGCCAATAACGACACCGCCGCGCAGGTGGCCGGTAAAATTAAGACAGCCATGGGCCTTGACGCGGGCATAGCCGCATTTTTCACTGTTGGCGGATCTGACGCTGCAATTATCCTGACAAGAAAAGCCGCCACTGCTAACGATGCCACCATGAACGTTGCGATAGACAACGGCACCTGTACCGGCCTGACTGCAGCGCCTACGTCCGAGAATACCACCGCTGGGGTAGTTGGTGACGATGCTTCGGGTATTGCTGGTAAAATTAGAACTGCTTTAGCTGCTGATACAGCAGTAGCAGCGCTGTTTGCAGTATCCGGTGCCACAGATAAAGTTATCTTGACCAAGCTAACACCTGCCGCAAACGATACCTCTCTAAATATCGCCATTGCGGATGACACATCTGTTGGCGTAACCACTGCCGCCAGCAGCGCAAATACTACGGCAGGGGTGCCGTATGACATTGTGAGCGTTGGTTGGAATGATAAGCTGGGACTGCCGTATCAGTTGACACGCAATACCATTATCCCGGGCCTGACGTTTTTGGATAATACCAGGGAAGCCACGGAGCCAACAGTAACCGTAAGCGCGACGGCATTGGAGTCTAACGCAATAGATTTAAACAGCGCTCTTGATGGTACAGCGGTTGATGTCTACCTGGTGGTATAATGACAGACATGGAACTGCTAGAAAAGGTCAAGGCCGGGTTGGGTTTGTCTGGTGAGTATACGGATCCGGCCATACTGCCGAAGGTGTTGGCTACCAAAGGCTACATGGTCAACGCTGGGGTTACGGTAGAGCAGGTAGAATCGGATTTAGGCATAGTCTGCCTGACGGTGGGCGTGAATGACCTATGGAACCTAACAAGCGGGGAAGTAAAATTTAGCCCCGCTTTTGATATTATTTTATGGCAATTGAAGGCGGTGAGTATGCCATAGCTAAGATTGATAACATGACCCCTGGAACGGGCAGGAGATTGAAAGAAGACAGCACGACGGTTAACATTGCGGATAAGATAGAGGCCATAGCCGAGGCCTTGGATCTATCGACGCTGGCAACTAAGGATAACCAGGACGCTCAAACTTCTGCCCTAAACGATATACTGGAACAGCTTGAAATAGGTAATGCTCCTAACATATTAAGAAACACTGGTAAAAACCCTCCCGTTGGGGTTATTTTAGGCGCAGCCGGGACATATGAGTCAGACTCCATTGACAGACCAAATCAAAATATACCCGTAGGTCAAACAAGAGTATGGGTATATGCAGATCAATCCGGTACTCTGAATCTTCGGGAATCGCATAATGGAACTAATTGGACGACAACTAATTCTTTGTCTATATCTGCCGGAATAACCAATATAATGAACTGGTTTAAATTGACCCGTAGATATGCCAAGATTGAATACGTTAACGGTGGTGTAGCGCAAACAGAGTTTATTGTATTGCAATATTTCCTTGGCGTTGGAGTAACCATTATAAAAGCAGAGGATGGAGATATCGTCAGTATTGGTAGTAAAGCAGATGCTGCTGTTACAGATCCTACTTTGTCTGGTAGTGAGATTGCATTATTAAAGGGTTTGCTGACAAAAATAAATACTATTATCGACGGTACTACCCCTGCTACTACCGTACTAACGGCAGGAAATAATTTCGTTGGAACTGTTAGTATATCCCCTGAATCTGACGGGAATATCCTACAGGTGAATAGTGACGGTTCTATCAATGCCCAACTAATTGGTACAGACCCCAATAGTGGATCGTCTGTACAGCAGAGCATTGTCGATATGGAAGGATTTGGTGTTGCTCCTGTCCAGATCAGAGGGAGTAATCAAGTCGGGGGAACAATGGATGCCAGTGTTGTAGATGTTGACACAGACGCTGAAAATATACATGGTGCGGTATCTGTGTCGTGGAGAAAATCAGGTGTCGGCGCTCCAGAATTTGGTACAGATGCTAACCCTGTCGCTATCAAACTAACTGGTAGTATACCTTCGGGAAATAATACGGTTGGAAATATCGGCATAAACGCTGGTTCTAATTTAATCGGAAAAACTGCAAACAATTTTCAGGAAAGAGTGTTTAACTTGATTGTTGGGGCAGGTGCAACAGTAACAAGTGACACCTACCAACTTGAAGGAAGAAAATTAGTAGGAATTTTTATTACAACAGGAACGGGAACAACGTATACACTGAGAATACGATACCTGAAAGCAAATGAAGCAGCTCCATATGGTCAGACGGATGTTGTAACTTCAAAAACTGGAGCTAATTCATTTGATGTATATACTACAGGGTGGGAAGCTTCATTTTATCGTTTAGCTATTACTGATATTGGTGGTGCTGGTTTTACGGCAACAATTAACTTAAAGGAGAGAGATTAATTTGCAAATAATTGATAGTTTACCAAAAGATTTAATGGACGAAACACAAGTAATATTGCCGTGTGCAGGTATAGATGATGAAGATAATTGCATGGAAGGTACAGCTAGTATTGATTTTATAGTTTTGAAATTTCAGATTGACGGAAAAGAAAAACCTCTTTCAGAAGATGACTTGCAAAATATATATAATATTTGCGACAGTATGGGTGTATATGGAGAGCCGTGGAGTCGTAGTTGGTCAATTTGGAGAGAACAAGGACTTGCCTAACTAACGAAGGTGCGAATTTTAGGTATATAGTTATTTAGTTAGTTGCGATAAGACTCGATATATGGTATAATTAATGACAAATAATCATAAAGGTGGTTTTTGTTATTAATATACTCGAATCGTGGCCTAGATATGAGAGAGATAAGAAATTTCTCAATTATTCGCCGCATACACTAAAGGCATATAAGATACAATGCCGACTTTTATTTTCAATGCGTTAGGTAAAAACCCCCGACTTCCAGTCGGGACAGCTTTAGCATAAATGGTTGGTGGTATAGTCCATGAAGCATCGGAAAAATCACTACATGGTGAGTCCATGTGTTGTAGTTGGTTTTGCGGTAGAAATGCCACTAGGCTACTTATAGATGCTCGCTCTGAAATTGTGAGAAACCTCCCACTACTCGTAGAAATGCCACTAGGCTACGTATAGAGCCAAGCTTTAAAAATCTACCGATAACATACAGAGTTGCGGTTTAGTATGGTCTGCAAGTTTCAGTTGCAAGCTTAAGTCTGCTTTAGCAAGAGGACTTCCAGATGACTTTAGTCTTAATTGCGACTTCCAGTCGCTTTTCGAACCCCTGCACTTCTAGTGCAGGGTCGTTGAGTTTAATTCAAAATGTCTCTTTTGGCTTAAAAAATACGTCGAACTAAGAAACGATAATAGTCCTGCCCTATTTGTTACTGACCGCGCCCCAAGACGTATGAGTATAGCGCGTATGAGAGAAATAATTAAGGCGGTTGCTATTCGTGCGGACATTGAAGCAAGTGTCTATCCCCACAGATTAAGACATTCTTATGCCACTCATTTATTGGACAATGGTGCCCCAATGGAGGCGATACAGCAACTTATGGGGCACGCCAAGCAGGAAACAACCCAAGTGTATGCTCAGCTTTCCGGTGAGCGCAGAAAAGAATTATATAAGAGGTATTTTTAGCCGCCTTTGGGCAGCTGCGGGAGGTGAACACAGTGAAAGTAAAAAGACTTCCCCACGGAATCAAGCTACAAAAACTAGCAACGCCAGCGACAAAAGGTAGGCTTGGCGGCGAAGTCAAGGTTTGGGAGGATTACGCGACTGTGCTGGCTTTCGTTCAGCCTCTCAATGGCCGTGAGTATTTTGCAGACAAACAGGTACAGGCCGAAACGTCGCACAAAGTAACTATGTGGTATCAGCCTGGTATCACCTCAGAGATGAGGGTAATTTTTGGCGGTAAGGTGCTTGAAATTGAATCTGTGATTAATATCGATGAGCGAAATATTGAACTGCAGTTGATGTGTGTCGATAAAGGTGGGGTTGTGTAATGGCGCGTAGGAGAAGTAGGACAGGTGGCAGGGCCAGCACACAGGCGGTCATCACGGGTGAGTCTGAACTGATGGACAGACTAAACTCTATGTCCGACGATCTTAAAAAGAATATTACAAAAGAGGCACTCATGGCTGGTGCTAAAGTTGTTAAACGAGAAATGTCGGCAAAAGCAAGGGGTAGCATAGCGCAGTCCATCGAAATTGAATTTTCTGACACTACAGGTATACCGACAATAAGAATAGGCCCGGACAAGGAGCACTGGTATGCTGCTTTTCAAGAGTTTGGCGCGGTGCCGCATACAGTAAAAATTAACTCCAAGCAGATTTTATCCGATGGCGGAGATTTTTTTGGGCGCGAAATACGGCACCCGGGCCTAACAAAAAAACCTTTTGTCAGGCCCGCCATCGATGACCATGAAGCAGAAGTGAAAACGGCAATGATGGCAGTCATTCGCAGACGCCTGGGGGTGACGTAGTGGGATTGATAGAGGATTTTTATACCAGACTGTCAACGTATCCTGGTTTGGTTGCTCTGATAGGCGACAGGATATATCCCGTAGAAGCGCCACAGGGCGAGAAAAGGCAATATTGCGTATATGAGCAGGTTTCCGGTGGTAGAAGATACTCACACAGCGGATACAGCAACCTGCAACGGCCAAGGATGCAGGTTAGTTGCTATGCTGAGACATATGAAGCAGCGAAAGATATTGCTGCTCAGGTTACGGCAGCGCTGGAAAGTTGGTTTACCTTGAAAACTGGTGGAAACAGACAGCAAAATGAAATTGATATGATTGACCCGGCAACGGGTCTAAAAGTTGTCGTCGTCGATTTTTTTATTTGGTATAAGGGATAAAATTAAAGGAGTGATAAATCAGATGGAAGGTAAAAAACCACCTAAATTAATGTTTGTAAGCGAAGATGGTTTTAGGGCTGAATTATTTATTGACGGCATTAAGGTTACAGGAGCAAAGGCAATACGAATAAACGCCTGCTATAACGATCCTGTAGAGCATGAAGTTACTTATGCATCAGCGCATTGTGGAGAAAAAGCATTTAAGGAGTGATACATAAATGACAGAAGCTAACGCAGCTTTTGGAACTGAACTATCAATTGACAGTGTAGATATAGCCGAGTTGACGAATATTGGCGGTGTAAATATTGCTATGGATACCATTGACGTCACGAACCATAACAGCGCTGATGCTTACCGAGAATTTATTGGCGGTTTGGTAGATGCCGGCGAGGTATCAGTGGAGGGTAATTTTTATCCTGGCGATGCAGGGCAAGTAGCACTGTTGACAGCTTTAAATTCAAGAACAGCAAAGCCCTTTGTAGTAACTTTTCCGGAAACAGTTGGGGCAGCGTGGTCTTTTAATGCCCTAGTAACTAGCTTTATGGCTGCAGATGCTCCAATTGATAGTGCACTACCTTTTAGCGCAAGCTTAAAGATTACAGGAAAGCCGACATTAACCGTAAATGCATCAACAGGGTTGACAACGCCGTTCTTTGCAGTATCAGGTGCAGGTACAGTAATTGTTCCGGCAGCTTCTGGTAGTGTCTATGACTATGTGGTCAATATTGCTACCGGCGTAAGTTCCGTAACCATTACCCCGACCGCTGCAGCAGGAGTCATAACGGTAGACGGCAATGTAGTAGCAACGGGAGTGGCGTCTAGTGCTATTGCGTTGGGTGCAGCAGGTAGTATAACAGAGGCCGTTATTGTAGTGCAGGAAACTGGTAAAACAGCTAAGACATACACCTTGCAACTCGTCAGAGCTGCAGGTTAGGAGGTAAATCGTGAGTAAATTTTCAAAAAGTAAAACCGTTGCCGTTATTGACATTGAATTGGATAAACACAGGAAACTTAAATATACCAACGGAGCCTTGCGTAAATTCCAAGAAGTAACCGGCAGGAAAGCGCTTAAGTTAAAGCAGGATGAATTTGCTGACTATATTAGCGAACTCATTTGGTGTGGATTGCTGCATGAGGATAAGGAGTTGACCATTGAACAGGTTGACGAAATGATAGGTCCAAGTAATTCTCATTACGCTATGGGCAAGATGGCAGACGCTTGGGATGTGGCCATGCCGGAACCGAAGGAACCAGCGGAAGGAAACACAGACCCTTTACTGGAGAACCTCCCGACCTAGACGAACTTTGGGTATTTGGGAGGTATGACATCGGGTTGTCAGAGGAAGAATTTTGGGATTTAACGCCTGCACAGTTCGATTTGTTGGAGAAAAGATATATCGAATCGGAGAAGGCAAAAATACAGCTTGAAGAAGCAAAAATTAAGCGGTCTGATCAACAGACCGCTTTAATTTGTTGTGTGCTGGCGAACATTAACCGGGATAAGAAGAAAAAGCCTAAACCATTTACGGTTGATGATTTTATGCCTAAGGTAGTCGGGAGAAAGAAAAAACAGACACCGCAGCAGCAGTTTGAGATCGTAAAAATGCTTAATGCGGCGTTTGGTGGGAAGGTTATTTGACGAAGTTAATGTCTTTAACCTTCCATCCATCTTTGCTGTATACAGGTTTACAGGAGAATCTTGCTAATACATTTTTCCCATCTCTATCTTGATAAGTAACATGAGAATTAACAGAATACTCATTTTCTCCTATTCTGAATACTGTCTTATTTGTTGAGTATTCCTCAGGGAAAATTATTGTTGAATTTGGCCCAGTTGTATACTTGCTGATTTCGTATTTAGCAACTATCCATGCCGATACTTCATTGTTAGGCAATATTTCTGGTTTATCTTTTTTACCGCAACTATTCAACGCAAATACCACCAAAGAAAATATAATAAGCAGTACTAGGCATCCGACACAGCCATTTTTAGTTTCATTTGCGCTTATTTTATTTCTTACTTTATGTCTTTCTTCTTCATCGAGGCGTATTTTTTCTTTTTCTTCCGACGTCAACTCCATACAATCACATCCTTTAATTTATAGTATATTTTAAGACTTAGCACTTAGCAATAATGTGAGGTGAAAAAAATGTCAGTTGGTCAACTAAATGTTGAATTACAACTAGATACATCCGGCATGGTCGCGGCTTTACGTGAGTCCCAGGAGCGTCTTGCATCGGTAGGGCGTGAAGCATCTCGGCAAATGACCATTGTTAGGTCAGAATTCAACACGGCAACGCTCAGGATGGATGAAAATTCCGACACTACCGAACGATTAACGGTACAGCAAAGGTATTTAGGGCAACGATTAGAGCAGCAGCAGTCAGTTGTTTCCTTGCTAAACGATACATATGAAAGAAGTATTGCAGTTCATGGTCAGGACGCAGACGCCACACAACGCCTTGCCGTTAGGCTTGCCCGCGCGCGTGAGGAAGAAGCCCGCACCGAAAGCCAGATCCGAGATACTAACAGGCAACTACAGGAACAGGCAGACGCCGCCGGTGATGCCGGAGATAGTTTTCAAGACTTTTCCCAAAGACTTAGCGGCATCGGGGAGAGAATGAAAGGCATCGGCGAAAAGTTGTCTATGGGTATATCTGCCCCAATAGCCGGATTTATGTTGATGGCTACGGAGGGCACAAAAGAATTACGCAAAGAACTTGCCCTGCTGCAAACCAATGCAGAAATGGCAGGAATAAGCGTAGAATCGGTAAACGAAGCATACCGAACCCTTAACGGTATCCGTGATGACTTAGGAGCTAATTCTGAAACCATCTCAGAGTTGATAGCGTCTGGTTTTAAGGGTGAAGATTTACAAAAAGCGCTTGAAGGTGTCATGGGCGGAGGTATTAAATTTAAAGACACCTTGAATTTTGAAGGTATTGCAGACGGTATCCAGGAGACTTTAGGCACTGGAGCAGCAGCAGGTTCTTTCTTAGAACTACTTGAACGCATGGGTGTAAAAATAGATGACTTTAACGCTGGATTAGTTACTGCAACATCAAATGGAACTGAATTGCAATATGTGCTTGATACTATGGCAAACCTTGGCCTGTCTGACGTCTACAATAAGTACGTAGAAATAAACGGAGCCATGGTTGACAGTGCAAAGGCTACGTATGACATGCAGGTTGCTATGGCTGAACTTGGGAAAACAGTACAACCAATCATAACCGATATAACTACAAAAATAGCTAATATGATGGGTGAATTTAATAAACTGCCTAAAATATCACAGGATTTTGCATTAGCTATGGGAGGTATTCTTTTTGTTGTAGGCCCAATATTGTTTAGTTTGTCGCAAATTTTAATAATTGCTCCGAAAGTTATTACGGCTTTTAAGTGGCTTGCTGGATTACAAATAACAGGCACATTATGGACCGGGATAAGACTAATAGCACTTACATTAACATCGCTTGCATCAGTAGTATTACCTGCCATTGGCGCCGCATTTGTCGCAACCTTTGAGATAGTAACAGCACCCATAACGCTTATAGCCCTTGCAATTGCCGGGATTGTTGCTTTAGGCTATCAAGTATACAAAAACTGGGAAGAACTAAAAAAACTTGGCCTTGACGTCTGGAAAGGAATTTCCGACGCCTCTGGTATGGCAGTTGACTACATGAAAACAAAGTGGCAGGATTTCAGCCACTTTGTTATAAGCCTCTGGCAGTCAATCTGGGGCCCGGTTAAAGCAGTCCTAAACAGTATGATTGACGGCATTAACCACGTTATTTCCGGGCTAAATAAAATCAGCATATCAGCGCCAGATTGGGATATGCTGCCTGACAGTATCCAGGGTAAAAAATGGGGAGTAAATATCGGTAAAATACCGAAGCTGCATGACGGTGGAGTTTTTAAGGCTGAGCCTGGACAGAGCGAAGGACTTGCTTTGCTTGCTGACGGCGAAAGAGTAACACCAGAAGGGCAGTCAACGAATTCCGGCATAGACTACAACCGCATGGCAGCGGCGATAGTACAGGGATTAACTGGTGCTAAATTTGTGTCTGATATAAATACAGGTACGGTAGAAATGATTGTAGGCGGTATCCTTAGGCGGGAGGTGCGAATCTAGTGGCAGCACTGTACACCACTGACGATGTGCTTATTACAGATCGCGTCACTTCTGTTATCCCTGACTGTGAAATCCAAGAGGTTGAAAATACACTACTTGACGGATCGCTGCACATCCAGACTATAGGCAGTCCAGCGAGGGTTTGCGACATTGCCTTAGTCGTTACTTCCGTAGCAGCCAAAAATAATATAGACACCTACAAGTCCCTAAAAACGCCTGTAAAAGTCACTGCCGATGGGATTTATTACACCGGCATAATTCGCGGCAGTCCGAAGTGGGAGAGGTTAGCGCCGGGAATCTATAAGACAAGCTTAACGTTGATTGTCTCAGAGGAGGGCACAGCATGAGGACTTTACCTTCCGATATCCAGGCCCGCATAAACATAGTGGCTCAGACACTATACAACAACGCTGATCCTCGTATGGAGGCCGTAATAGTCAAAGCCAATAGAACGCTTGACATACAAACAATACAGTCCGGCACTCTGGGCAGCATCGACTTGGCTCAGAAAATAGTTGATGCTGCTGTCACAGAGATATGGATCATCTCGGTAGTAGATGCTCAGGCCGTCGTAAACGTCTACGCCTATGCCGAAACAATAGATTTTGCTACTCCCGGCAGGACTTTCACGCTGACAGCCGAGGAAGCAAGCGCGAAGGTCAGGGACGTGTCAATAGCCTTTGACGGCGAAGATCCCTGGCTATTTTGGGTAGAGCGAGGCGTTTCATATGACAAAATTTGGACTGTGCAGTGGGACGGAACCGGAACACAGCCGGCAGGTACAGAATTAGTTTCAGTGGCGAGGTGATAATGTGGCAGTAACAATCCTAACACCGGCTGACCTGGACGACGTAAGAAATAACCTTGACGGTGATTATGTCCTTGGTGCCGATATTGATCTGATTGGATACGCAAACTGGGTACCCATCGGAGATGAAGCAGATCCTTTCACTGGTAAGATAGACGGATCGATATACGAAATATCAAACCTGACGATAGATAGGTCAACTACGGACAACGTGGGACTTTTTGGCGCTTGTCAGTCTAACGTTTTGGCAAATGCTCCTAACTTAAAAAACATAACTATCACAGGTGCATATGTCACCGGGCAGGATAATGTTGGAGTGCTTGCAGGTAAAATCACGACTGACAAATATACTACAGATGGTTTTAATCTCATAGAAAACTGCTCATCAACTGGAGTCATAGTGGGCAGAACTAACGTGGGCGGCCTTGTTGGTTGTGCCGAAGGCGTTGAGGCTGGGGTAGACTACGGCGACGAGGATTATTACCACATCGGCAGAATAGCGTCAAGTTACTCCTTAGTTGCCGTAACCGGATCTGGCGAGAATATCGGTGGTCTAGTCGGGTATTTGAAATATTTGAAAGCCTACCAGTTCCACGCAACTGGCACAGTCACGGGTGGCGACGTTGTCGGTGGTTTGGTCGGTTACTATTATGACTGCTCCTGTGAGTTTTGCTACGCGACAGGCAATGTCACCGGGGAAAAATGTGTCGGTGGTTTGGTCGGTTACGCTGGCGATAGATCGCTAATCAGAAAATCCTATGCCGAGGGCGATGTAACTGGGACAGAGGCTATTTCTGAACCCGAAATTTGGAATACAAGTCATATCGGTGTCGGTGGCTTGGTCGGATTTATGGATTTTGAGCTAATAGATAGATGTTATGCGCTCGGTGATGTGGTCGGTAGTTACCGTGCTGGTGGTCTGGTTGGCGCTGGGAATGGTGGTGGGTACAGATCGCCCAACATAGCTAATTCCTTCGCCCAGGGCAATGTCAGTGCGATAGGGCATGTTGGCGGCGTAATAGGTTATGTATTCCCGTATTATCTGGACTTCCGGAATGTGTATTGCACAGGTTCTGTGACTGGCAATAGGAGAGGGGCGATTATAGGCTATCGTGGCGCTCCATATTTTCCTGATGATCCGATAGGCACCATAACGTACGAGACCCCGGCATATTACAACAGTGACACAAATACCGCTACCAATACCCATGGCGGCGAAGGCAAGACTACAAACGAACTTGGTATTGAAACAACGTACCAAGAAGACTGGTTTAGTTTCGACTACTATTTTGTGATCGACCAAGACGAAAGCGTTTATCCTATCCTGAAAATATTTTACGATCCGCTGGGAATAGTCATTTCAGCAGTAAAAGGTAGTGTAGCGCAGGGACTTGTTTGTGCTTATACGGTTGACGGGGTGACGTATTACCGAAAATTTGACGGTGCATCTTGGGCTGCTGCGTTTGAAGTGACTGAAGTGCCTCCCGGTACAGATACACTGAATACGTTTAAAACAAACGATGACAGGATCGGATTTGCTGCCGATGTTGATGGAGTTATGACACTGTCTTTGACAGAGCAAGACAGTATGACTATTGAATACATCAAAACCCTGCCGTCTGGGACATGCGGTAATTTGATTCAGACTATCGAGGACGTACCTAAGCTGTACTATGTCAACGCGGTTCAATCCATGAGTAAGAGTGAGGCTGTTTTTTCAGATGACTGGGGATCGCTTGCTTTTAGCAGCGCGATGAACATGGCTTCTGATAGCTATATCTCGCGACTGAAAGCAAAGTATTTTGACAGCAAAACCTGGCTTGCTTGGCGTTCGAGAGGGCAGCACAGGATATTCCCACAAATCGAAGCTGCAGAAGAGGAAGAAGCGTTGAAGTTGGCGAGTGGTAGTATAACGCTTAGGCAAGATACTCCTGTAGTTTCGGTCAGCCTTGAAGTTGATAGTTTCGACAGGACAGAAGAGGTTATACCTGAAACTCCGGAAGAAGTTACTGTTATCGGTTATCAGGGGGTTACGCCTTTAACCGAAGTACCGGAAGGATATACAGGTATTTATTCTGTTACTGACATGCTTGCCGTAACTGGTAATATGGCAGGAAATTACATTCAACTGGTTAATTTGGACATGTCGGCTTACCCTAATTGGGTACCATTAGTAGGAGATCCGAATGGATTATTAGAAGGAATATTTGACGGAAACGGTTATAAAATAACTGGATTTACGGGGGCTGGTCTTTTCGTAGGCACTCACCCAACTGGAATAATAAAAAATGTACGGCTTATTGACGTGAATATCAATAAGCCGTATGACGATGTTTCCGTCATTATAACCCAATATCACTCAGGTAAAATACAAAATTGTTATGTTAGTGGCAATATCATTGGGGATGATTGTAATGGTATTTCTGCTGGTACTTATTATGGAGATTCTGAAATAAGTAATTGCACAGTAGAGGCTACAATTGTAGCTTATGGACGTGCTTCTGGTATAGCTTCTAATTACGAGTCTAAAATAATTAATTGTACTGTAAGTGGTAATATATCAGCAATTGATTCAGTAGGTGGTATATGCCAATACAACAATGGCAAGGTAGAAAATTGCATAGTATTGGCAAATGTTTCAGCTATTGGGAATGTAGGAGGCTTGATTCAAGGTAGCTTTTCCGATATTCCAATTAAAAATTGTTCTGTTTTTGGTAACGTATCATCCGTAGAAGGTGATGCTGGTGGGTTAATTCAATATGCTGGCTATGACGAAAATCAATCTTTAGCAGGCTTAGAGGATTGTCACACCAGGGGCAATGTTAATTCATCTGGTGAAAATAATGTTAATGTGGGCGGTTTAGTATCGTTTTTAGAAATATCTACTCTAAGATGTTACGCTACTGGAGATGTTACAGCCGTTAACGAAGATTATAACAGTGTAGGAGGATTCGCCGGTTTTATTGGAGGAGGCGACGTTGATGAGTGCTACTCCCTTGGTAATGTCACAGGACAAGGTGCTGTAGGTGGGTTTGTTGGTGAACTGTGGAAATCCCCAGAAGGCAAGATAACTGATTGTTACGCTAAGGGAAATGTTTCAAATGACTCAATCGCTGGTCAAACAGGTGGGTTTATTGGTATTGGTGATTATGAAATTGAAAATTGTTATTCTGTAGGTAAAGTCAACGGGCAGAATACAGATACGGGTGGCTTTGTAGGATGGAGTGTATTTTTATTACCTTACCCTGACGGTGGTGGAGGGATAGTTACTTCATGCTATTATGATTCCGAAACTTCAGGTCAAAGTGATACTCATGGAGGCATATCTAAAACAACAGCAGAAATGAAAACTCAGTCAACATTTGTTAATTGGGATTTTACTATATGGAAACTATCTAGTATTACAGAAGGTTATCCGGCGCTGAAATGGCAAATGGGCAACGATGAAAACGTCCCAAACTATCCTCCTGCATCGAAAATAAAATTAAACTTCAAGGCAGGAGATTCCGATCCCTTACTCATGGGATCTTTTTACGTTGACAGGACAAGCTTCACAGTCGGTAGGGCGAATGTTGGCGTAGATGCGCGTAATAGCATAGGGAAGTATCTCAAAGACCAAACGTTCGACGAACGAAATATCTACGTCAAACAGCAGATACAGTTATTATTAGCTCAAATCCTTGCCAGTGCAGGCATAACTAACTATTACGTAGGCCCGGAAACAGCCGAGCTGGGCATGGAGTTTTCGCCCAACCAGGACATCCTAAGCGGCATTAACGACGTCCTTACGACTATTCGAGACTGGCAGGTAAGGGAAGAACCAGACGGCAAGGTAGTCATTGCAGAGCGTACAGATACAGCATTTACACAGCCTGGGACGTATACATTTTACCGTAATAGGGACGTGTTTAGCCGGTCGGTAACTAAGGATGATAGCAACACGTATGGCCGGGTGTGTGTGCATACGTCGGATTTTTCGGTCAAAGCGTATAGGCCAGTGTCGTCAAATCTGGGTTGGTTGCCTCCTGCGCAGAAAACGCTATACCAGCAATGCCCGGATGGTACTACATCAATCCAGGCTGCGGCATTGGCGACTGAGATAGCGGAGAGGCTGAGTAATTCTGGAGAGGTTGAGGAATTTGTAGGACCAATCAGGCCACAGTTGATGCCGGGGGATGGGGCGCAGATTATTGACGAGGACGGACCTAACTTGCTTGGTACCATTACGACGGTTACGCATCGTTTCGGCAAAGATGGGTTTTATACGCAGTTTACGGTGGATAGTGGCGGTAAGATTAATAAGCCGCTATTGTCGGATTATCTAAAGCAGATTTCGGCAGGGACGGTAAAATCCAAGATAACCAGCTAATTATTCCACGTGAAATAAAGGTATACTTTTCGCTATTGGCGCACACTTAAAAAACCCAGTAAAATCAGCAGGTATACTTTTTGTATACAAGTATGCATGTGTATACCTCAGTAAAATCAAGGGTTAAAAGTATGCCTCTTCGGATGTTATTTTATTGTGAGGGGTGAGAAAGCATGAGCCAGAGACAGGGGCAGAGAATACGGGATGCTATTACGCATTGCGAGGAAGTAATTGCATCTACTACCTGCAAAGGATGCAGGGACGATCATCAGAATTTAAAGGAATGTCTCGAATTTACATTAGACACCATTACTCTTCTGGATGATGGGGGTAAAGTAGTAAAAATTGAATGTGGTAACGCAGATTGTCCCCATAACAAGAAATTTATTTGCTCAGAAAATGGAATCCGTATAGCATATCCTAGTTGTAAATGCATGGAGTATGGGGGCAGTAGAAAGTCTTAAAACGCTTGGCAGGGTGTTTTTATTTTGGGTACCGGAGGTGTGGTGATGGGGAATGAGGACATCAGTTTAATCCGGCAGGATCTGAGTGACGTTAAAAAACAGCTTGGAGATCTTTCTGTAGCGCTAAGCGATCTTCGCGTTCTGATTGCTGGAAAGTATGTCACGAAGGAAGATTTTCAGAAGTGCCAGGAATGTGCCGAGGATAGGATTGTTGCGCTCCACAAAAAGGTTGATGGGCAATTTACAAAGCTACTGGCATACGCTACTTTTATATGCGTTGTCATCGGCGTTATTTTTAATTCCATGAATAGGTAGGTGTGGCGGAATGAAAAAAGAGTTTACTAAGATGGATTGGTTCTTTGCGGCTTGTGTTGCTATGTGTCTTTTGGCATACCTTTATAGTTGCTTAAACGGTAAACCGATAGAGCAGATCAAGGATATGATGCAGTATTTCGGCCTTGGCCTTGGGCTGGGAGCCGGTAAGGTCATATATAATAATTTGGGCAGTGTGGAGGAAAAGAAAAATGCTTAAAATAACCATAGACCCAGGCCACGGCGGCAGAGATCCTGGCGCAATAGGACCGACGGGAGTGCAGGAAAAAGTGATTACGCTGGCAGTAGCTAAAAAAGTGGCGGCTATTCTGCAGCCGGTTATGGAAGTTATATTGACCCGTTATGACGACATACAGCTAAGCACAAACTTGTCGGTAGACCTCACTAAGAGAGCAGAGTTAGCTAATTTCTCTCTATCTGACGTGCTTGTATCCATACACTGCAATGCAGCTACAGATCCGTCCGCACATGGTACCGAAACGCATTGCTACCCAAAGTCGGTACGCGGAAAAACCCTGGCTGGGATGATTCAAGGCCGGCTGATCCCGGCACTAGCCCTAACTAATCGGGGAGTCAAGGAGTCAAATTTTGCCGTACTAAGACAAAGTCAGATGCCAGCTGCTTTAGTAGAGCTAGCTTTTATATCTAATCCTGCCGAAGAGGCGTTATTGGGCAGCGAGGAATTTCAGGACAGGGCAGCCCTGGCTATAGCTCATGGGATATGTGACTTTTTGGGGGTTACAACGCCGGTTCAGGAAATATTGCCTCCGGACGGGAAAAGACAGTCTGACGATATCAGGATATTTATTTTTGGCAAGGAAGTGCCTGGTGTTCTGATTGGGGATCGAGCTTATGCTCCCGTTAGGGATCTGGTTGATGCCATCGGCGCTAAGGAATCGGTGACATGGGATGCAGCAACAAGGACTATTACAGTAGAATAGTTCACTCCAAACCTGGTAAAAATAACATACGCGAATTAACTTAGCCTCGGAACTATCCGGAAATACCGGACGGTTGCCGGGGCTTTTTTATTTTCCGCAGATAATGTATAATAGATGTAGCGCAAATTTGACAACGTGGGGGAACAAAAATGGCAAAGAAAGACGCCGAAATAAGGGGGCGAATCTCGAAAAGACTCAAAGAAAGGTTCGTGGCAGCACTCGAAAACGACGGCCTGACTGAATCAGACTGGATTATTGCCAACGTGGTCAGGTACGTAGAAGGGAGGGAGGGAAAGAAATTCTGGAAAATAAAACGCAAATTCTAACGCCAACACAGCTAATTAGACAAGCTGCACTCAAAACCCCAGCTGTGCCCGTGGCTATGGGTAAAACCATAGAGTATGCCGATGTGCCACTAGAAACCGTATCAGATCAAAGGTGCTGGCTATGTGGAGGTAAAACGGGGGGACAAGGACAGTCCATCAAGAAAGCTATCAAGCCTACCTTTACTGACAGAGACAAGGCCCGCGTACCGCACAGCAATTCTATTTGCCCTGGTTGTGCTTTCTGCTTGTCATATTCACCGCTTAGGAATTACAGCATTTTGGCGACGTTGGACGGCCTGAGACACCCTACAAGGCCGGAAGTCAAAGAATTGCTACTAGACCCACCAGAACCGCCTTTTGTGCTATGTATTGCAGTGTCAGGGCAGAAGTGGCTACATTTCCGCTCGAAGGTTGCGTATTCAAGGGATGGGTTCCCGGCGCAGTTGGAGGAAACGCCGATATGTGTAGAGAGGACACTGCTCCGAGAATGGCTAGAAGCTATTGAACACCTTTATACCGTCTTTACCAAGGAGGAAATAAAGACAGGACACTACAGCCAGAACCGGATCAAGACTTTTGGCCTGTCAGAATTCCAGTTAGTTGACGGGAAAATATCGGGGGTGAGAGGGACAAGGCTTTTTGATTTAGCCGTCTTTGTTGCTCAGAAAAGAGAGGAGGAAAAATAGTGCATTACAATTTTGACACGACGGATGAGAACGCCGCCACTGCTGCCTTGATGGTGTACGCCGTTTATCGTAGCAGGGACGTTAAACGGTTTAAAATCAACCCGGAAATGTGGACAAGAATTGAAAACGCCGTGAAATCAGCTGCAAAGCGCGCCGGGGATCTTGGAGATTTCATTGAAAAATTGAAACCAAAGCTGCAGTGCGGAACTATTCACCCGCGATGGGCAAAAACAATTCCCGATGGCATGGTAAGTATGCGTGTAATGCCGGACGGATCGGTTATCGAAGTGGCAGACAGCGGAAAGAGGCAGTTCCTTACGGACGTTTTGAATGAAGTAGACCACAAAGCGGTTCTAGATCATCTATATCGAAAAACTGCAATTACCGTACTATTAGTCAGAGATAGGCAAGAAAGAGAAAAACCTATTGAAGTAAAATTAGGGGAGGATTTTATAAATGTCGAATAGTATTAGATTAGACGGAAAAATCACATTATTGTCTCCTTTATCCCATATAGGTGAGTCGAGCGGAATTGACAGTTTTTTGTCAACAGATACCGTTATTGGCATGGATGGCAGACCTCTGGAAGTATTTACCTATAGCGGCAACGCTTTTCGTGGTCAACTCAGGGATCTTGGTGCCTCATATCTCACGGAAAAACTAGGGAATATTAAGTACAGCCCGGAGCTGTTTTACCTGCTGTTTTCTGGTGGTTCGCTTGGTGGTGCTCAGTCGGTGGACATTGACCAGGCCCGTATGTATCGCAGAAACATTCCGCTGTTATCCGTGTTTGGCGGTGGCGTAGGAAATCAGATCCTAACTGGGAAAATAAAAGTTGGGGCTATGTACCCGCTCACGGAAGAATGTCAAAGGATCATCCCGGAACACCTCAGAGACGAAAATGCGCCAAGCTGGAAGCAATGGACGTTCGACAAGAGCTTTACCCGTATGGACGATGCGAAGAACGAGAATATGAGAAAATACCTAACAGGTAGCGAAACAGACGGACTTGCTATAGCCGGACAAGTTGAAGCCGACAGCAAGAAAAAGAAGAAGGAAGATCCCCCGCAGCAAATGCGTTACACGGTGGAAATGCTGGCTGCCGGTGCGGTGATGTATCAGCGGATTGATTTATGCGATTTGTCCGATTTGGAGCTTGGAGCTTTTGTGTCAGCATTAACAAAATTGTCAGAACATGCCTATATTGGGGGAAAATCAGGTACGGGTCATGGACTTGTAGATATAGAATATACATGGAGAAAAGCCGGTCAAAAAGATTCGGAAGGTACTTTTTTGAAGATTTCCTCTGACTGTTTGTGGCTGTCGGAACCAGCGGAAGAAGCCAAGAAAACCTATGATCAGTTTTTGGTTGCGTTATACGATCGTTATTTGGAGGACAACGCTCCTGAACTGACCAAGTTGTTGACTGGGGGAAAATAAATGCAGCCTTTGAAAATTACTGCAGTTTTGCAAGACGGCAGAATAGCGGGAGTAGATCCATATTTTCCTTTAGATTCCATCATGGCAGCCGAATGGATGCGGAGAAACCATCCTGAAGCATATTACAATGCCAGTAGTCACCTGTTGACCAATGACATGATCATACCGGATCTGCCGCTGGAGCGTATTGGAGGCGGTGAGGATTGGTACTTTGCTTGTAGCTTCAATACGATCCCGCCAATCTCTGAATATGTCATGCACTGGCACAAGAGGTTTGACGATCAGCTTGAGCAGCATATCGACTTTGCGGGTAAGCGGGGCAAGGTGGACATTAAATCAGGCAAAAACAAGGCATACAGGATGCCTTTGGTGGTGCAGTTATTCGATAGGCTAGAATGGTTTGCTGTGGGTGATTTAGAGGCAGTACAGGATTTAGTCTTAGGCATTACCCACTTAGGAAAGAAAAGTAGCCAGGGGCTTGGAGCGGTAAATTATTGGACTGTTGAGGAATGGCCGGAGGATTGGAGCTTTGTCAGGGACGGTAAGCTGACCAGGGCCATACCGATCGGTCATGGATTTCCCGTTGGAGTGCAGGTAGCAAAGATGGCTTTGTACGGCATCAGGTCGCCTTACTGGCACACAGAAAATCAGATGGTTTGCATGATGCCGGAGGTGTTGCAACGTGATTAAAATAGCTTTGCCCGTCGAATTTAACGACGGCAAACAACTGCATGACGCTACCTTAAAGCTTATAAGCATGGTATCACCGGCAATAGCAAAAATTATTCACTCAGATCATAATTATAAGCCATTTAGCGTACAATTGCCGAACATTGTTAATATCCTTGATCCCGCTTTGGAATCTGTCGCTAATAGTTTTACAAACGTCAAGATACTAAAGCAGTTAAGTTTTGCGGAGTGCTTCGGCGGGGAGCCGGACAAGTTTCTCAATCTTATATTTAGCCGAACGCTTTTCAGGCATCCAGGTGCAAGCTATCCACTGCCGGATCCGTGGAATGTTATTACCTCTTGGAAAAATCGCTGGAATAGCATTTCACCCATAAAAGTAACCATTTCCTTACCGATAGCACAAGATCGTAAAAGTGCTCGGGTAGAAATACAGTATATGAAGATTGACACGGCTAAGATTCAAATTGCAGATTATCGGCCGGTTATTACTTTTAGTGGTCCTGTAAAAATAAAATGGCTCGGTGACGAAAAGGAGCTTCGAGAGCTTTGCGCTCTGGCCAAATTTGCAGAGTTTGCGGGAACTGGTTCAAAGACTACAATGGGGTGCGGGGTGACTAGCATTGCAGGATTGGCGGGAACTATATAGACTGCACGCAAAACTGCCAGCGTTCAGGAAACGGCTAGAAAAAACAAAAGCTATCATTTCCGAAGCGTTGCAGTCTATTTCAAAGCCCTACGTTGCAGTCTCCTTTGGGAAAGACTCTATTGTTCTGACACATCTACTTATTCAGCAGAAAAAAGATATTCCGATAGTCTGGTCAGACCGTGGCCCGGAAGCTGAACTGCCGGAAACTTACCCGTACATAGAAAAAATAAAAGCTATGCACGGGATAAACCTGCAGGTTATTTATCCGTCAATGTCGATGTTTGAAATATACAGAAGGTACGGACTGCCTGAGATAGACGATGGAGTTACAAGGTCTATCGTGAAAGAGGTAAATCTTGTCCTTGCTTTCGCTGAATATGTTCGGATAAACGACATTGACGGGTATTTTCAAGGACTCAGAGCCGAGGAGAGCAACGGCCGGAGATGGTACGCCAAGAAATACGGACATATCCACTACAGAAAAAGGGACAATCTGATTGTCTGCAACCCACTCCTGCACTGGTCAGCAAGGGACATTTGGGGGTATATTGTTAGTCATGACATACCCCACCATCCCGAATATGACAACGAAAGATTTAAAAACCGTGAAATGATACGGCTGAGCAATTGGAGCGGTCTATATTGGGCGCAAAACGGCAGGATGGCAGAGCTAAGATACTACCATCCTGAGCTTTATCGGCAGTTAGTTAATGAATTTCCGGAGGTAAAAACATTTGTATAATTTTTTGTACGGCAATCTAAGGCTAGGGAACTTCCAAAAAGGGATCACGTTGGCCGCGTCCTGGGCATGGGGAGTTTCTATTATAGTAGGGATGCAAATATTCCAGACAAAGGGTATTGAGTCGTTTGCGATTTGGGCAGCGGCAAACTCCCTTACTTTAGCACTGTTGGGATGGATATTTACAAAGGTACCTGCAGAAGTGTCAATGCTGTCGGAGCTTATGCCTGCATGGGGCATACCAATATATTCAGCACTCACTTATGCTATTCAGTTTTTTTCTGTGCTGGTGAACATAACGGCAATAAAAACAGCGTTTAAGATGCTTGGTTTTGTGGATTATTGGCCCGTGTTCGTTGCCCTGGTATTTGCTGGTGTCTTTCTGTGGGGTTTTAGTCATGCGGTTAAGGGGAATATAGTCAAATACTCTTTATGGATGGCTTTGCTTTTATATGTTTTGTGGGTGCCAGCGCAGGTTAGGCTTATCCAATCAACTACTGCTGACATAAATTTTGCACTGTACGGGGCTTTGATCCTGTTTTGTGCTCCAGTCCTTGATCAGCAGATGTGGCAACGTAGGAAGGCTTTTGGCGCTGGGATAAAGCCTTTCCTGTGGGCTAGTGGACTGTTTGCGCTTTACATGGTTATGGTAGGTCTGGCAGCTGCTGTTGGTGTCGGTGGTTATACTGTATCTTTGGTGATACTTCTGGTGGCCGGATCTACTCTGGCAAGTGCCTTGTCTGCTATATCTTGCTATCACAAAACAAAAAATAGTGCCAGGGTGGGTATGGTGTTAGTATTTTTTTTGGCTGCAACTTGCACTATTTTTAACCTGTCAGTCATTCAAATTTGGGTACTATACGGATCCCTGAGAATACCGTTTGCTTTGTTTGCTTTCTATAGAATACTTTCCAGGAAGTCTTAGCCTCCATCTACGGAGGCTTTTTTATTTTTCAGATTGTCAAATATATTTTCAAAAGAATTTTCACGGAAAGCCTGAAAGCCTTGATTTTGCTAGGTTTTTTATTTTTAAAAACTATTGAAAAAGAGTTGACACGATTTCGAGACTGTGGTAATATGTATTCAACGGAACGATAGCAGGACAGAAAATAAACGGCCACAGAGCCGAGAGGAGATAAATATTATGACAAAGAAAATCAATTGGGTAGAAATTTTAGAGCAGAACGAAGAGGCCATTTTGGAGGCAGGACGCCAGGCTTACAGAAACTCTTGCCTAAGCAGTTACGACAACAGCTTCAGCAGCACGGAAGACGTTGTTATCGACAAGGACGGGGGCATCCGCACAGAGACACAACAGCAGAACTGGCAGAGCATGGACACCTACCACGGCAACGCGATTTGTGTTATCAGCTTCAAGAGGTTTTATGTTTGGGAGAACGTGGAAGAAGAAACCGAGATTAAAACTATGTTGGAACCTTCTGAGCTAGAAGAATTCCAAGCCTACCTAGACGAGAACGAGATAACAAGTTGGGGTATAAGTACAGTACGCGATTGGAATTCAGCTATTGCCGATAGACTTGACAGCGAAATGGGGCAATACGATTATGATGCGTATGTCGAGGAGCAGGTTGCTAGTCAGTACGAGCAATGCCTTGAGCGCACCAAAGCCGAAGCTGAATTTTCCGAATAGTCCGCTAGGTACAGTCCCGTGCAGGCCGGGACCGGGGAGAAATCCCCGCTAAGCTTAAGGAGTAAATTAAAGGAGGAATTTTAGATGGAAAAACAACTAGAAGCGGACAGGATAGTTAGTTTTCTGTCCTGGGAAGACTACCTCCGATTTAGCGCCGCTATCAGCGGTCCCGTGTCTTTAGAGGCGTTCGCTTGGTGGTCGCCGAAACTGTTTGAGCAGTACCGTGAATGGTACGCCAAAAACGCTTAGTTTATCAGGCTTGGGGCCAGCCGAAAAAACCCCGCCAGGAAAATAAATTGAGGAGGGGTTAGGATGGCAATATACTACCATCATGACAATTCTGGAGGCTTTAATCCCCAAGTAGTCAAGGAGTTGTTTTATGGGGATAAGAAAAACATATCTCTTACGCTCTCTATTACACCTGAAATGCTGGTTATACGGTCATACGACCACGTTCTAGGGATTGGCATGGCAAAATCAGTTCTGCAGCAGAACTGGGAACGCAAACACTGCTGGGAAAACATTTCAGCAGACAAGTTTCTCCCCGGAGAGATGTTCTTCTCCTTCGGTGCTGGTCACGCTGAACGCACCGAAGAGTTCTGGGGGAAAGGAGGGTTCCTGAGACTAGAATCAACAGGGCCTCATTCAGCTTAGTCCTTCGCGGTGCCCGGCTAGTCCGGGTAGTGTGAAAGATTATGAAGGGAGGAAACACAATGGAACTAAGAGGTTATCCGAGCGAACACGTTATAGGTATTTACACCCAACCGCCAAGCGACAAGTCACTGCTTGCAAAAGCAAGACTGTACCTGCAAAAGCAGGAGGACAGGGAAAAGTCGCTGGAAGAAAAGCTGGATGAAGTTGTTAATCGCTTCGGAAGTGCAGACTTCGAGGCGCAGCGCATTAGAAAACAGTTGTCGGATATCGACAACGAAGCACACTACTTCGATGCGCACGGTCAGAAAGTTTGTGCCTTCCGAATTGACTTCGGAAAAGTTAGCAGGGTTTAAGCCCCTGCCGAGCGTCCAAGAGGGCGTTGGGTAGAGGATTGAAAACTAAGGAGGAGTTTTGATGCAATATAATGTAACCTGCGGTTTTATGCCGCACGAGGAACAATGTAACCGTAACGGGCAGTGCGAAGGTTGCGAGTATGCCGAACCTGTGAAACCTGCCGAAAAGTACGCCTGCCCGTTATGCGGCGAAGTCCTGCATGACGAGGTGGGAGCGCCTAACTTCTACTGTGGGAAATGTCAGAATTTTGTGGAGGGGGTAAGGTCGTGAAACCACTAGAATGTCGCACGCTAGTTAGTATGGGCGCACCTACTCAAATTGTACCGTCTTGTGTTTGCGCTATGTCAACCGACTGCCCAGGCCTTTGCGCTCAACCGGAATTTCGCGGCTGGTTGGGCGGTTACTGTCCGGAACTCTGCCCTTGGAAGAAAGGGCACTTAGACAAGGAGGCGAAAAACAATGATTAAGGTTGCTATCCTGACCGGACCGTTCGGCCACAAAACCCTTTTCCTTGGCAAAGATGCCGAGGACATGATCGCCTCCCACAAGGGCGACGACGAAAACGGCACCCTTGAAATTAGCGAGGTTCACGACACTGCCGGAAGTTTAGTAGTCAGACTCAACCAGTCCGAGGTTATTGCCTCAAATACTCGCATTTGCAATATACCGAACTGCGGAGTTTAGTTTCTTGTAACTGCTCACGTCGCATGTGGGCAGTGGTGGAAGGATTAAATTAAAAGGGGGATTTAAAAATGACACAAAGAGTACAAAACATTTACTTAGTACCGACCAAGGAATTAGCGCAAAACTTGCCGTTCGTTCCGGAAAGTTCCAGAGAATCAGCAGGAACGGCACATATTATGCCGCACTGCTGCATCGAAACAGAATACGGAGATTGGGCATTAGAGGGAACCATTTATACCGCAAACCACCACTTACCGAAGTACGCCGGGATGCCTGCGCCTTGCAATGTTGAACTGCCGTATAGGTATCACCTGACATTGCCGATGGGGGTAAATATTATCGTATCTCATATAGACCTGGATACCGTTTTGGGAGTCATGGGACTCATGGGCGAATGGTATTTTGTGCCCAAGAAGTTCCGCGAGGTTGCCGAGTTTATCGACTTGAACGGACCGCACCATATTCACAAGTTTGACCAGGAAACACAGGATTTATTTAACGCTTATTGGGCATGGAACGCATTACCGGAAAACCGCGCACCGAGGGCAACGGAGATTACCGACGTTACCGGGGTTATCTTTAAGTATATCCAGTTCTTCGAGTTACTGTTTGACCTGTACGCTCACAACTCACCGCCGCTAATTGAAGCAGGGCGCGAATGGGCAGCGAATATCCAGCGCGAAACAGAATCAAAGTTACTCATGGAAACAGAAAACTACCGTGTTTTCAGCACTGATGGCGTTTTCTGTGGAGCAAGTTATTATTCTCCAACCCACCGCACGATTGCCAAAGTTTGCATTAGTTTCAACGAAAAATTCAAGGCGATCACGGTTTCCTGCTCAGATGGATCGCTAGACTGCCGCGCACTGGTACAGTCACTTTGGGGACCGGAGGCAGGGGGACATAAGGGGATCGCCGGAAGTCCTCGCGGCATGAGTATGGGCGAAACAGAACTGAAGCGCGCTGTCCATACCGTTAAGCGTGCAATACTCAAACCTAAAGTATACGCCTGCATGGAATATACGGGCGAATGTTACTATGACTGGCAATGCTACCCCTTATGCCCAGCACTCAAAAAGTGCGTTGAAGGTGTGCTAGAGTGGGGTAATATTGTTACTGTCGATCAGGTTGATTGGGAGTAATCAAAACGGTTCGGGGTGAACCTTAAACCCCTAGGGAGGAATAAAGATGAACGCTATTGACAGAGAAAAAGCAAGAAAACAGCAAGCAAACTACTGTCACCCAACCCAGGGAACCTGCCAAAAATACAGCGGTGAGGAAATATCCCGCTGTATCGAAAAGGCAAAAGGTAGGCAAATAGGTACCGGAAACACCTGGAACTGTAAGTGTCCGTATTCGGACGCACAGGATTCTTTCATGTAGTTAAGACGTACAATTAGGAGGCGTAGAGTTGAGAAAACCAATCATGATCAACACCTCAACCCTGCATTTTCGCCTGTTAGACCTGCAGCAACTGGGTGCCAAAAGCGCCCACCTTGTCGGGTCTGTGACAAAAGGCACTTCTACCGAAAAGTCTGACTTAGATATCTTTGTTGTCACCGGGGGCAGTCGCATTGATGACAAATATCTGATGTCGCGTCCGGTTACGGAGTACGAGGGCAAAAAACTACCCATTGCACGTTCTGACGAAAGAAATTATTTTAACCTGCCATTCCAGCGCGGTTTGGTCAAGAAAGGATGGATAAGTATGTCAGATACAACTTGCCCGGAGTGTGGAGCCAAACTTCACACTCCTAACCCACTCGAAGAAGTTTTAATCCTGTCAGAAGCTGCGGCAATGTACGGCTTTGCTGATTCTGGAAGTTTGCGCAAAATAATAATGCGTGGACTCCAGAACCCGGAGAAAAGCAAGTTCAGGCCGGAGGAAATCAGGAAGTCAGAGCCGGGTGGAAACTGGAAAATACTCAAATCCGCCATGGACAGAGTTTATCCTGATCGTCTAATCAAAAATACTTAAAAAGCTGTGCTAAAACTAGCATGGCTAATTGCTTTAGGGGGAATCGGTATTGGTAACAATGCACATCGTAACGCATTTAGAGCGTTACTGCAAAAGATGCAAGAAAAATATCTCCGTGAGGGTGCAAGATTACGGAGAATGTAGTTGGGAGGAGATGGACGAAAAGCTAGACAAAAGCTTGTATCAGGTTACTAAATCTAAGTGTTCTGGATGTGGGGTCGAGGAGTGGCCTGAGCATATAGTTATGTACGACATATCCGGCAAGAAAATGCAAGAGATAGTCAAAAAGAAAATAGGATCGGAAGATATGCCAGTTGTTGGTGTTGGCGATGCCCCGTATGCTGTTTCGCGTTCTCCAGAAGAGGAGTCCGAGTATAATCGCGGTCTGGCGAAGGCTAAGGAAAATTATCTAGAGAAAGCAGAAGAATTCTGGCATGGGTACAATGCTTTTGCGCTGGAAAAGTGGGCAAGTTTGCTTAAGGATCTGACTGACAAGGAATTTGCTTTTGCTTATGCACAGCTTGGTTTGCCGTTGCCGTCTAGTTCAGCAGTTATTAGCGTTGCCGCATGGCGAAAGGATGCGGAGAAGTTGCTTAGGACGGAAGAACAACAGTTAGCCTTTTGGCGGGAGGCTAACCGATATATTGCCGAGGAAGAGTTTATTTGGTCACCTATCGACCAATGGCCCATGGAAGAGTGGATCAAAATGTATGGCCGGGAGCGGGTAACTTACTTAACTCTAAATGTGCCACTGCCGGAGGAATTGGAAACCTACAGAACTAAAGCACTGGCCAAGGTCATCAAAAAGAGATCCGGTGAGACCGGTGTGCTGTTCATGCGGATCGGGCAGTTGGGTAAGGAGCTGGACAAACAGCGTAATCGGTCGATGGAGCTATCACGACAACTGCAGCAGGAGAGGCAGGATAGTTCGGCTTTAACTATTCAGGTCGTGAAATTGAAGCAGGAGATCGCGTCTTTGCGTAATAAACCTGCAGAAGTTATCCGGGATCCTGGCGATGCAAGGAAAATTAAATCCCTTAAGGGGTTAGTTGTAGAGCTGCGTGCTGAGGTAGAGAGGCTTGCAGGGTTATTGCCGGTTAAAGTTATAATCCAAGAACCAGATTATATAATAGAAGAAACTAAAATTGAAGTCCAGGAACCTGTCATTAATCTGATCGGCAAGACAGTCCTTATCGTTGGTTGGCCAAGGGAAGCCGTAGATGCTGAATGTCGGATACTATGGCATGACGGTGACAGTGTTGATGTGCAGCTGAAGACCCTGACCACGGAGGCAGATATATTTGTTGTGCTAACTCGTTTCATTAGTCATCAGGCCATGTGGTGGTTGAAGGCGGAAGCGGTAGAGCAGGACAAGAAGATCCTTTTCGTCAGGGAAACCAACGCCGATCGTATTTTGGACATTGCGAGATCATATCTAGCCAGGTGAAAGCCTGGTTTTTGTTTCTAAAAATATATCTTTGTATGATGTTGGCAACAATATTAAAATAGTGTATGATAAATACATCAAATAGATAACGAGAGGGGATAATAAAATGCTAGAAATTAGAAATGGCAAGGTTTGTGAAGTAAGCGAGGTAACCGGGAGAATGCTATACAGCAAGGGGCGCATCCTGAGCCAGGGAGCGCAGCACATCCTAACGAATAACGCATACAAGATAAGCAAGCACTCTGCAAACTACAGGCTTTTCGAGGTGCAGGACGGATGCATCGTGAAGCTTGATCTGAGACTTAAGGATAACCGCAAAATCAAATCTCAGCTGCTAGGAGGTAGATAATATGAAATTCAGCAAGCCCGTACAGCAGGTCACTGAAGCAGGAATAGTTTATCTTATCCGCACCACTGAGCAGGTTGAGTCAGACCTGCTCGGACTAAAGGAGGCTTACGGAAATATAGCAGACGCTGATTTTTTAGTATATTGGAGAAAGATGCTGTCAGCAAAGATTCCAGTTTGCCCTTTGTGCGGTCAGTCTGGCGGGCCAATTCGCCGGACTCGTGACGGTTCGGTAATGGGATGCGACAGGTGCCTTGAAATCCAGGGACAAAATATAGACCTGGTGGGGGTGAAAGAAGCAGCCGCCATCCTCGGCTGGGACGTTCGCCGGGTAACAACATACCGTAGTCGCGGAAGTTTCCCTGTGCCGGTCGCAGAGTTGGCCATGGGTCCTTTGTGGACAAAAAGCCAGATCGAGGCGTACAAAAATGGATAGAATATGCCCGTTCTGTAACACTCTCCCAGTATCAAAGCACAGGGGCGTCATAGGCGTCACCTGTGCAAGCCCCGAATGTCTAGCTGAGTACATACGACAAAAACACGCGTGTATGTACGAGGTAGTAACTGCAGAAGGTCTGTGCAGGTTGTGCAAAAAAGTCCCTGTTACCGAAGGGGGTATTTGTATTCCCTGTAAAAACAAAAACAAAGAAAGGTACGAAAAACACAAGGAACGCCTTAAAAAAGGCGGAAAAATGCAAATATCCATAGATATGCCAGTAGCTTTAATGTACGGCTTTGACAATAAAGCCTACAGTAATGATAAAACTAGGCAGGAAGCCATGGAGGAAGCATTTTTGGATTATATTTTAAAAAAATAATTTAAACTTTCTTTGATTTATGTATTGCATTATTCAGTAGATTCCTGTATAATAAGATTCAAGGAAAGCAAATAAAAAACCAGCCGGGAGGGCGAACAAATGAAAAACATCAATCGCAAAGCCATTATGCAGAGAGCACACGAAATAGCCAAGAAGTGCACAGGCGATTATTATGCAAGGTTGAGTTTGGGCCTCTCCCAGGCTTGGATGGAGGCTAAAAAAGTGGTAAAGGTGATTGTAAACACATACAGAGAGTTAATTGGCAAATATACTATTGCCCTGCACGCAAACGGCCAGTTGATAGTGCCGAACAATAGCAAGTTATCAGACAAGGAAAGAAACATGCTTGTAGCCGCAAAACCCCGCTTAATTGCGGAGCTGAAACTCATCAATAGGGAAAAGGAAGAGGAAGCAAGAAGAAGAATTAACCCTAACTACGACGCAAACAGAAAAGCTAAGTTTGACGAAGCTAAGGCAACAGGCGAACCCGTGTTGCTACGTCGCTGGAGTACAGGATGCTGCGACAGCAGGGAAGAATGCAGTATGGATATCCACTATGAGTGGGCAATGCCGGACGGAACCACCAAGCACGACTGGAACCACACCTGGTAGAAAGCAAAAGTTAGGTCGGGCGGGTTGCCTGACCTAATAAAATAAAAGGCGGTAAAAACCATGACAGCAATAGAAAAACTCGAAGAAATCGCAACTGAAATAGCTGAGCAACACGCGAACGGAATATGCAACCACCACGGATCGTGCGAACTGGTTTATTCGTTCATTCAGTACCTGCAGGCCAAACCGGAAGATATCCAGGACGTTGAGGACTGGATTGACGGAGATTATGAAGAGCTGTATGACAGAATTTTCTCAGGCAATTTCAATATTGCAGATGCACCAGAAGAACACGTTTCTGACGTGGAACTCTGGAAGAAAATTGTTGCCGAGACAAATGCCTAGAAAGCCACCACCCGTCAACCGAAAGTACAATACGCAGGAGGACGTTGTCCGGGCTCTCAAGAAGTCTGTTGAGTCACTAGATCATGTACCGTCCCTGAACGAGTACAACAGACTCAACCTGAAACCTCGCATCACAACCATTAGGCGTTTTGGCCTCTCTTGGAGGGAAGCCATACGTCAAGCAGGATACGAAGTGCTGGAAGTCAATTTCCTCTCAAAAGATGAGATTTTGGAAGAGTTGACTAGGTATTCAAAACTTCGCGAAGGAGTTTTAAACTACTCCGTGTACGAAGCAGAGTACAGGGAAAAGGGACTTCCGAGCCCAACCGCAATACTGAACTGTTTCGGCTCATGGCTAGTTGCGGCAAAGGAAGTTGGCGCCGAAACAGTTAATCAAAGGTGGTATTGCACAGAGAGTGAGCTCCTTGAGCACCTACAGCAGTATCACAAGGAGTTCGATGAAACGCCAAATATGAGAGCATGGAAGGAATACGCCAAGCAGCGCGGACTTCCTGACAAAGGAGTATATCAAAGAGTTTTCGGTAGCTGGAATGCTGCAGTTGAAAAGGCAGGGCTGAAACCGAATACCCTCGCACAAAAGAAGTGGACGCGCGCGGGCGTGATGCGGTCGCTTCAAGAAAACTTCTTGGAAATACCAGACCGGGATGAGTACCTGAAGCTGAAGAAAGGGAAGAAACATCTGCCTTCGACAACAATTATTGCACATCTTTTCGGGTCTTTCTATGAGGGATTCAAATCTGCAGGCTTTGTCGGTGAGAAGAAAAAAACCGGGAGACCGAAGAAGGGGGGAAAATAGATGCCCAGAGGTGGCAAGCGCGAAGGAGCCGGGCGACCGGAAGCAGCAGACAAATTGATCACCAAGACCTACAGACTTCTCCAGTCGGACATAGACATATTGGAGAAGTTGGCAGGAAATCAGGGAATAACCGCGTCAGAGGTGATGCGGAATTTAATAAGAAAAGAGGAAGTGCCTAATGAAACAGAGACTAGAACCGCAAGACCTGGAGGGACTGACTGAAGAGCAGAGAAGTAGAGGTAGGGAGTTGTGGGGGGGTGCGTACAGGCGACTTTTATGTAAAGCATTTTACATTTACCGACACTTACGGTGAAACTCTTGTTGTCACCGAGCAAAATATTAACTATCTCAATCTAAATTCTGCCGTTCCCCTCTTAAGTATCGGGCAGATGATTGAGATATTACAGAAATCCGGCAAGGTTGAGCATGACCCGCACGAGTCAAACTACTTTAGCGTGCTGGGGGAAGATTATTTTCTCAGCATACTTGATGGAAAACTTTGTGACGCTCTTTGGTTGGCAGTCAAAAAAATATTATAGCACTCCTTCGGGGGTGTTTATTTTTTCGCTATACGATACTTCCTAAACTTACCAAGCAGTTATTTTACTAAAAACACGCATATTCATAAACGTTACTGAATAGCTTTTGAGTAACGCATTAACGAAGTTAAGAGTAACGCATTAACGAAGTTAAGAGTAACGCAAAAAGCAGTAGGGCAATTGTGGCCTTACTGCAAATAAGGTATAATATACCTAACAGATCCTCCCGCGCCTCTTAGCAATGCGTACCAGGGGAGGACATTTTATATACATAGGAAGGTGATTGGTTTGGCAGATTCAAAACTATTTCACGTCCAATTGACGGTATTCTGCTCCACCTGTAGTAAATGGGAATACTTAGAAAATAAGAAAACTTTAGAAGCTATTAAAGAGTGTAAATCTAAAGGATGGAAACTAAAAAATCGTCAGGATTGGATATGTCCTGACTGTAAACATAAATAAACGGGCTGGATATGATCCTAGCCCGTTTATTTCTTTTCTTGAGCGGCTTTCTTGGTTTTATCGGCTATATCCTTGGCGGCGCGGTTAATGTCGTAGCTGTCCCTATCATAATTTCTATCCTTATTAGTTTTATCCAACAACTTAAGCATAAAAACACCTCCAGGCAGTATTATTACCGCTTGGCTGATACATATACTTACCAAGGGGTGGTATTTATGTTTGAGTACGTCAAGCTGCCGGTTGATATGGCCGAGACTTTGACAGCTATTTTTACGAAAGCTAAAAAAGTAAATCCGGAAATAACAGAAGAAGAATTCATAGAACGTGCCTTGAAAGAATGGTTGAAGCCATACAAACGGGCCGAATGCAAGCCGGTACCAAGAAATAGCGTTGCATTGCGTAACCGGCTTAAAAACGCAATACAGTTTTGTGGTAAATCACAAACGCAATTAGCCAAAGAAGTAGGGGTAAGTAGAACATATTTAGGCCACGTTATAAGCGGCAAGTGTGAGCCATCAGTGGCACTGGCTTTACTAATCACCGAGGCTATTGGGTACCCGCTTGAAAAACTACATGAAGTGTTTTACTTAGAGCCTGTGGAATAATTTACATTCTGCAGGCTCTATTTTTTTGTCATAATGGACAACCAGTAGCTGATACATATATAGCACAGGTTTAGATACATTTATTTAGCGGGAGGTGAGCGAGATAGGCAAAAAGCAAGAAAACGTCCTGGAGGAGGCCTTTCAGGATATCGGAAATAGTTTAAAAACCATGTTCCGTCACAGAGACGGATTAAAGATTAACGGTAAGCGGTATGACAGTATAAAAATCCCTTTTCTCAACAAAACAATTTACCTGGATAATCATATTCCTGGAGCCATCCTTGACACCATCGACAATCTTAATTTGACAGCAAAGGACGGCAGGAAGCCCGCATTAACCAGTAAAAAACGTACTGAAAACGGTTGGCACCTAACCTTTAGTTTGCCGCCTGGAATCAGCTTTAACCGGGTTAAGCGGTACCGCGAATATTTTGCTGATGCGGTTAATGGGTGGATTGATATTACTTGGAATGGAGCGTTGCAAATGAGTATTCACACAGGCCGATTACCTCAAAAGCTAGCTTATTGCTGGGATCCCGGTGATTATACAAGGCTTTCACTGCCTATACCGGTTGGAGTGAGTCATGGCGGGCCGGTGGTATTTGACCTAACCGAAAGCCCACATTTGCTTGTTGCTGGTGTGCCCGGCTTTGGGAAGTCGAATTTTTTGCACGTGTTAATCCATAGCCTACTGCCGGTTGCACAGGTGGCCATCGTTGACCTAAAGAGGTTGGAGTTTGCATATCTGCAGGGCCATGCTGCACTTGCCAAAACAGAAGCCGATGCCCTAGCGCTGATGCAGGCGCTTAACAGAGAGATGGAAAAGCGGATCGGCATCCTAGAGGCGGCAGGAGTAGTAAAAATTCAGGACTATAAAGGCAATGACATGCCTTACATCGTCACTGTAATTGATGAATTGGCAGAAATACGAGATGAAAATATAATGGCACTGATAGACCGTATAACCAGGTTAGCGCGGGCCGTAGGCATATCAGTGGTGGCTGCAACACAGAGGCCCAGCACTAAGGTTTTGCCTGGTGATACGCGGGCCATGTTTCAGGCAAGGATCTGTTTTCAGGTAGCGGATGAGCTAAACAGCAGGATGGTCCTGGGTGAAAGTTGCCCATTAGCTGCACAACTGCCCGGCATAAAAGGGCGTGCCATCTGGAAATTTGGCATAGAGGAAAAGGAAGTGCAGACTATGTTTCTGCCGCTCAAGCAGGCCAAGAAAATGCTGAATAAAAACCCAGTCAGGACGTGGGGCTATGAATATGAGACAAAAAGGCTGCCTCCGAGATAAAGCCGTCCTGGAGGCTATAGAAACAAGGAAAGCGCTTAACACTGACCAGATAGCCGCACTTCTATTCAAAGATGTTACGCACAGCAGGAGAAAAGCACAGGAGCGACTTCTTAAACTATTCAAAGGCGGGAGGGTGAAGAGATGCAGAACGGCACTGACAGAGCCCTATTGTTATTTCACGGGAAAAAAGAACGGCAGATTAGAACATCTTTTAGCTTTAAATTGGGTTTACGTATGGTTTACGGTTGGCTTAAAAGCATGGGAGCTGGTGCACTGCTTTAGTTATGAGGCTAACTATAAAATACTGCAGGCAGATGCGTTTGCCGGGATCCGCAATACAGTCACCGGCAAGTTTAAGTTTTATTTTGTGGAGCTTGACCGGAGTAGTAACGACTTTGACAAGGTACTGAAATACAATCAGCTGTACCATGACGGCGGGCATGGCGGCCAGTGGTGGGTTAAGTTGTCTGAGCGCTTTCCTGTTGTACTGGTGGTTACTACTACAGCCAAACGGGCCGCACATATACAGCAGCGGGTAAAAAACGAGAATGCTGCGGGTTTAGAATTTAAGGTTATATTGCTGGATAAAATCAAGGAGGGGTTACTTTGATAGTTACAGGTTTTTACGTTAGACCGCAAACTATGGGCATCAAGAAGGCCCGCAAACTGCAGTTATTTTGCGCTGGTGCTTATATGGCTATGACTGCAGCACCGGCATATGCAGACAGCGGAGCCATAGCCAAAGCGGCGGCCGCTACATTCGGAGCCAGCGGACCGGGGCTGGTTATTGTGCAGCTACTATTAATAGCTTGTGTCGGGTGGCTGTCTGGTTATATCGCTCAGGCGGTAGGTCAGAGCCAGATCGCCAGTATGATTAAAATAACTACTGTATTTTCCTGTATCTCGCTGGTTGCAGGTACAGCGTTCAAGGCCATAAACACCGTGGCAAAATTCTTAGGCTAGGGAGGGATAGATTGTGAAAAGAAAGGAATACAAAGAAAGTTTACGGCTTATCGGTGAACAGTTAAATAGTTTAGATGACTATGAAATGGATGTTGAGGATAAATACGATAGAGTGGTTGACGCGTGTTTTGCTCTACTTGCCATGTGTGAAGTTTTTATCGGGCTTATGCCGGATAAGGGAGGGGTAGATTGTGTTAGTACAGTTACCAGCAGCGACTAAAATTGTTGGATTGCTACTTTGTGGTATTTTGATGATGGGGAACGCGGTTAGTGGGGTTATTGGCATGGTCACCGGTGGACCAGTTATAAAAGACATTGGCGACTATTACGAGATTACAGAACGTGTCGGCAATGAATTGGTGTCCGTTATTATTCCCCAGCACCCTACCATATGGGATGACGGGGTGGATGAAGTAATCATCAGAGATGAGGCAGGTAAAAAGATAAAAGAGTGGAGATATGACCAGGCTAAATATAAAGCGTTTTATGAAGGACTGTCAGAGAAAGAAAAGGCTATTATAGATAAATACAATAACCTGACAGATAGTAAGGAGTCATACCGAAAACTCTTAGAAGACTGCAGGTATCATGCCTCAGAGGTGGAAATTGAAAAGTATGAAAACGGTTACGTTAAAGGGTATTTTAACGAATATAAATTCTCAGGTAGGGTTTTTGATGCACCGAGCAAAATGGGTATTGATAATAGCAGGATATCAAAATTAACCATAACCAGGGACGGAGTGACTGAAGTTAACTATGATAGGGGTTGGGATGTGCGGCCGCAGCGCAATAACCTAACTGTATACAACGAGATAAAAGAAAAGTTGGAGCACTTGAAATAACCCGAAAGGGTTTATTTTTTTTGTGTTGACGTTATCAAAGTAAACGTATATACTGAATCAAAAGGAGGTTGATAATATGTGGGGAGGTAAAAGGAATAACGCGGGTCGTAAACAACCAGATGAAAGCGGAATAAGAAAAAACCACAGCATAAAATTTTCAGATCAAGAGTGGGAAAAGATTGCTAAAAAAGCTGAAGAGAATGGAATAACTACAAGCGAATATATCAGAAGAAAAACCCTTGAATGATAGACTATTCGGGGTTTTTCTTATTTTAAAAATAATAGTTAAAAAGGTATTGACGTTATCAAGATACTATGGTAATATTAGAACAAGAAAACATACATACGAAATCAAAATAAGGAGGACAAGAATATGAACACACAGTTAACAGAAATTAAAAATAGGTTACCCAAAATGGTTATTATGATGGCAGGGCAGGCAGTAGAAAGCGGTATTAGGGCATACCGCAAAGCTGAGGAAGAGGCCAGTAAACAAGTAAACCTCCGCGACAGTGGAAAGCCCTACAACTTTACATTAAGACACGCTTATTATGACTCAGTAGGAGTTGCCGCAAGTGTGCTCTGGAGAATTTTCTGGTCATGTGAAGCTGACTGTCAGAGTGCTATTGAGAAGGTTGCTGAAAGCACCGGAAGTTACTACGGATACCCGGAAAAACGCTTTGATGAATTCGTAGTGGCACTGGGCGAGAGATTGGGCGGTAATATAAGAGTAAGAGAAACGTATTAATTAAAATCAGACTTGGCCGTGCGCGTTGCTCGGTCAAGTGAAAACTCAACGACCCTGCACTAGAAGTGCAGGGGTTCGAAAAGCGACTGGAAGTCGCAATTAAGACTAAAGTCATCTGGAAGTCCTCTTGCTAAAGCAGACTTAAGCTTGCAACTGAAACTTGCAGACCATACTAAACCGCAACTCTGTATGTTATCGGTAGATTTTTAAAGCTTGGCTCTATACGTAGCCTAGTGGCATTTCTACGAGTAGTGGGAGGTTTCTCACAATTTCAGAGCGAGCATCTATAAGTAGCCTAGTGGCATTTCTACCGCAAAACCAACTACAACACATGGACTCACCATGTAGTGATTTTTCCGATGCTTCATGGACTATACCACCAACCATTTATGCTAAAGCTGTCCCGACTGGAAGTCGGGGGTTTTTACCTAACGCATTGAAAATAAAAATTATGGAGGCCAAAACACATGAAAACTAGATTAGACGAAGTAATCGCCCAGGTGCAGGAAAAAATTAAAGCTGAAAACTTACGCATTGCCTACTGCCAGCGTAAAGTTGAAGAAACTATGAAAAGCGGGTTAGACGGCGTTACGGTAGCGGATACAATTAGAGTTTATAATCAGCTAATGCGGGAAATAGAAAATGGAATAGATGCTCTTGATACGCAACTATCAGACCTAAAATACATAAGGGGTGATGTTTAAGTGGCAATCTGAACGGCTAAAGATGTTCACGGACATACTGGAAGAGCACGGCATAGAAATCACAGACACAGACAGTTGGTTCCTGGAGTGGATAGCTAGACAGGATATGGACACGGCAGAGGCCTTGGTTAGTTTACTGAAAAAATGCATCAAGACATGATTATTTATTATGCTACGGGTACCGGAATCCATACGCCAACCAGTACGTTAATCCATACGCCGGACCATACGCGCGAACGCTTGTATTAAGCCTGTCAGGTTAGAAAATACGGGTGGTCGCGCCGGGGTTAAAAGGGTTTGGGAAATGTGCCAGCGCCGGTGGGACTAGCTGTGACTGAAAGATAAGATTACTTAAAACCCCATATTTTTGAGATGGGGTTTTGTTTTTCCTCGTTTCTAATCCGGCCAAAGATAGTCTACGCTTTTATCTAATGCCTTTGCTATTCTTTTTGCGGTAGAGAGGTATATATTCTTTTGATCGTTCATGATTTTACTAATATCACATTGAGGTATTCCTGTCCTTTTTGAAAGTTCAGCCTGTGAAATTCTCTTAAGTAACATAACCTCTCTCATTCTATTCATTAATATCACCGAAATAAAATTTCTATTATTTGTGGCACATTTCCTTTTAAATAATGTGGGCGCGAAAATTATATGCGAACACGTATAATTATTTGTCGAAAGGTATATGTGTTCACATATAAAAAACTATAAAATAGTCAATATGTCGCAAGAGATGTAGTTTTTAAGGAGTTATTATTACAATTTTCGACAAGCCTTTAGGTGTATACTGAAAGGGAGCGCAATTATTGGGAATAGGAGGAAATATAAAAAAATTTCGTAGGGGTAAGAGATGGACACAGGCTAATTTAGCCGAAGCTACAGGACTAAGCCGTGGATATATAGCCGCTATTGAGCAAGAAAATCGTCACCCAAGAACAAAAACATTGGCGATTATTGCCGCAAAACTAGGGGTATGGATAGATGATCTCAGAAAAGGGGAGGAAGATTAATGACAGAAGTAGAAGAACGTATATTTGTAACTGCATATGATGATGTTAGAAGAATTTCGGAATACACAAACCACACGGGTAGAATAATTGAGCTTGGACTGGAAATAATGAGACACTTAGGTCCTCGCTACTCATTACTTTTAAAATATGATATACTTGTTGGCTTATGTCAAGGTCTATATATGGAGAACGTCTATAGACTTGGGTTTGAAGATGGGGTAAAATGTACTGGGCAGGGGGTTAGCCCGCCCAACAAAATGCATAACAGAAAATTTTGATTCATAATAACATTGCAAATATACATCTAAACAATACGCCAAAAGCAACAGCACCACTGGGTTTATTGTTGGTGCTGAAATAGCACCGTTACTGAGTTTGCAAAATGCTGCTTAAAACGTAATAAATCACTATCGAGGGGTAGTTACCTAGATTTATTATATTCCTCTGTATCCCTTTAGTATCAAGGATTACATGGTTTTATGTTGGGCTTGAAAACTTACAAATGCCCAACAAATGCCCAACAGAATACTTAAAAAAATAGGCCGCCTAATTGGTGGTCTTTTTGTTTTTCTTTTTAGGGGGACCGTCAAACATATTTCTAATGTTGTCATCAATCTCAATCTGTCTATCTAGTCCCAGGTGCTGGTACACAGTTTTGAGGATGTTTATATCATGGCCGAGTCTTTGGGCGGCGTATTGGTCCGGCACTCCTCTGCTGTATAGCCAGCTGGCATGATAGTGCCGGAGATCATGGAAACGTATGTCGGGCAGTTTTTTACGATCAATTAGTTCCCCGAAATATCCCGAATAATAGTCAGGCCTTAAATTAAAAATTCGCTGAGTTATAGCGGTTTGATTTTTCCTGAGCGTATCCAAAATACCAAGCAAGTAGGCGGGAATAACAACATCACGTATACCGTTATCCGACTTAGGCGCCTTGTCCTCGTATTCCTTTTTATCGTTTATGCTGTAACTCTCATCTACCCTGAGCTTGCCCCTATCCCAGTCAATGTCATTCCACTTAAGCGCAAATATTTCACCCCGGCGAAGTCCGCACCAAGCAGCCAGCAGTACAATAGGTTCGTCTCTGGTATCCTTTACGGCATCGTGAATTATTTGCATCTCTGTATCTGTTGGTACTTTAGGGACGTGTTTATTTGCCTTAGGTAGTTTTATATCCTTGGCAGGGCTTTTGCCTTTTAAAGCATCCTCTAGGATACATTTTAGGTTAGACATTATCCGCCTAACGGTGGAATTAGCCTTATCCTTTTGTAGCTCGTTCATAAACTGCCTAATGTGGATTTCGGTTATTTGATTAAGTTTAAGTTGGCCGAAATACGGGATATAGTGCGCTGTATAGTAAAACTTATACAGCACGAAGGTACCGGGAGAAAACCTATTTTTATTAAGCTCTAGCCATTTTTCGCACCAGGCTACCACCCGAATGTTTTCTACGTGCACAAAGGTTCCTTCCTCGATCTCCTGTTCAATCACTCTGGCAGCCGCCTTGCATTCTTTTAGGGTGGGCTTGGTCACGTACTTAAAAAGCTGCTTACCGTTCGCATCCCTGCCTATAAATATTGTAGCCTGGTATGTTCCGTTTGGACGTTTTTTAATACTAGCCATTACCTCACCTCCGACTTAAAGCAAATGGCTTTACCGATAATATGAACCGTTTTAGCGTCTTTTTTAGTAATTATAATGTCTTGGTAGGATGGGTTTTCAGCTCGTAGGATTATGGATCCGTTAAGCTTGTACACCCGTTTTAAGGTTGCATCCTGCTTGTCTATTAGTACAGCGGCAATCTCACCATTTTCAATGTCGGGCTGCTTACGAATATAAACAAGGTCACCGTCTAGGATCCTGGCGTTAATCATGCTGTCACCTTTAACCCTTAAGCAGAAATCAACATTTTTATACTCAGAAACATACTCGTAATCTTCTATGTATTCCTGAGCTAATATAGGTTGTCCAGCGGCAATTGTGCCTACGACTGGAATGCGCTTATACTCTACCTTACTTCCTTCCAGATATCTTTCTATACCCTCTGCGCCCATCAGCCATGCAGGGTTAACATTAAAATACTTAGCCAATACTTCTACCGTACTTCTTTTAGGCTCCATCTTAGCGTTAACGTACCTGGAAATAGTTGCGGGGGCTAAAAATACGGCTTCGGCAAGTGTGTAAGTATTTAAATTAAATTCCTCCATTAAATAACCAAGTCTTTCGCCAAATTTCTCTATACTAAAAAATTTCTCTGACATAAAAATACCTCCCTTAGATTGTTATTATATATCTAAACGTTTACCTGTGCAACATTTTTTATTAGTTTTTTATTAATATTGTTTCGCTATGTATTGACATTTTATTTAATTAGCTTTAAAATGAACATTAGTTATTACCTCACGCAACATTGAAAGGTGGTGAGAACTTGAACAAAAAAACAGTTCCCCTAATGGCTCTTAAGGGTAAGATTAGAGAAGAAGGAACCTCTATTCGTAAGCTCGCGCCAGTTGTAGGTATCGCTCCAGCCACTCTCTGCCTTAAAATCAACAGTCATTATGATTTTACCTGTGGCGAAATATCTAAGATTTGCGAAAGACTTGACATTAAAGCCAATGACATTCCTAAATATTTTTTTCCGTCGATGTTGCGTAGCGAAACATCGAGTTAATTAATTGTTCGACCAGTCATAAATTTACCACAACTCAGATTTTAATTCTGTAACCGTCGTCACAAAAACGGTGTGAATTTGACCACATTTTCGAAGGGAGGTGAGAAACGAGATGGCTAACATGAGAGCAACAGCCAAGAACGAAAAAACAGCAAGAGACATTATTAACGTCCTTGCTGAGAATGGATGTACTGTAGGTGAATCTAATGTGATTTTAAATTTTGTTAAGGCTACAATTGAAAACCGTACCACTGTAACAAAATTAGAATCAAAGCTTTTTGAAACCGAAAAGGATTAATTTTTATTGAGGTACTCAAGCACTTTAATTAAAACGTCGTGGGTCAATCCGCTAATGTCGGTAAGTTTTATAGCAATAAGGCAATTATAAAGAACGTTGTCGTCAGTGACTACTATAAATGTTCTAAAAACGCAGTCATCACGACATTTATCCTTTAGGAATGGACAGAATTGTTTTTCGATAATCGGTATCAAATGTTTCACCTCCCTTCCTGTAGATTGGTAATCTGAACATTTACCGTATTCGACACAAAGGGAGGAAATTCCTTGAAAGGTGGTGTTAAAAATTAACGACTTGGTTCTAGTCAAGCAAGAAAACTTTGGAGCAGTGCAGTGTGATTTCTGGCGTGACCAACAGAATGACATTCTTATGACCAGGGATCAGATTGGCAGTGCTTTGGAATATGCAGATCCTCAGAAGGCCATAGCAACCATACACGAAAGAAATAAAGACAGACTGGATAAATTCTCAGTGTTCCTCAAACTGAGGGGTACTGACGGCAAACTTTACGACACATACGTTTATACTGCCAGGGGTGTTTATGAAATCTGTCGTTTCTCCAGACAGCCAAAAGCTGACGCATTTATGGACTGGGCATGGGATGTTATAGAGTCCATACGCAAAACCGGCAGTTACACCAAGCCAACCAAATTCCCCTGGGCCGACGATATGAACAAAGCCCTGAGACAAAACGCCAAACTGACCAAGAATCTTTCTAAGACAGCAAGTATCCGCTTAAATGCCAGCACGCTTCGGCAGGTGCAGGAAAATACCGGCCACAACTACAGCGAGTTAATTTCCATACTCGAAGCCGATGCCGAAGCCCAGGAACAAAAACTCGCACAAGCAACCATCAGAGCAGAACAAAAACGCATCCAGGCCGAAGCCAAGGCCGAGAGCAAAGAGGCCAAGGCACTAGCCAGCACTCCGATGGGACAAGCTCAACAGGCCTTGGAGTGGATACGCCAGGAATACGCCAAGCAGGGGGACAAGCTAGCACACATACACGAGGACTGGTTGTTAGTCCGTTCAGACTTATGGAAAATGTGGGCAGGAAAACGCAAACTAAACCTGACCATGATATGCAGAGAACTGCACAGTCAGGGAATCGTTGAAAAACATTCCGAGAGTGGTCGCGAACGTTACGGAATTGGTAAGCGGATTGACGGCAAGGCTTACACTTTTATCTGGCTTAAGAGGGACAAGCTAGACTGGCCGAAACGTCTGGAGGTGGTCTAGTGGCTAAATCAGGCATCGTAATCACAGAGCGCACCTACAGCACAGACCCGGCAGACCATGACCGCGCCATTAAGGCGTTGGCTGCCTATATCAAAAAACGTATTGCAAGGACGCAGAAGGAGGCTGGAAACACTGCAGATAGTAAGATTTCAAGCGGAAAACTTCAAGCGAATTAAAGCCATTGAGATCATCCCGGATGGCAACACGGTTATCATTAGCGGAGCAAATGAACAGGGTAAAACATCTGTGCTGGACGCCATTTGGGTGGCTTTAGGCGGGGCAGATGCCATAAAAGGTACTAATACAATTATGCCGATACGTCAGGGTGAGAAACGGGCCAGTGTAACGCTTGACCTGGGCGACATAATAGTTACCCGGGCATGGACAAGCAATGACGGTAAACCCACACTGAAAGTTGAAAACGATCAGGGGGCCAAGTTTTCAAGTCCACAAAAAATGCTTGATAAATTAGTCGGTAGGTTGTCATTTGACCCTCTGGCATTTGCTCAGCAGGAGGACAAGGATCAGCTTGGTACGCTTATAGGACTAATAGAACTGCCTGTTGACCCTAAAGAACTTGAAAGGCAGAAGAAGCAAATATTTGATCTTAGGACATTGGTTAACCGCGAGACAAAGCAGCTTGAAGGACAGTTGGCAGGCATGACTGAGCCTGATACAGACACACCGGAAAAGGAAGTTTCTGCAGTCGATATTATGACCCAGATGCAGGAAGCTAGCGAGACTCTAACGGCTAACAATTTGAAGCGGCAGGAATTACAAAGCCTTGGGTTTAGAATAAATCAGCTTGAGGGTGATATTAAATCTATTGATGGTCAGATAGATGAATTACTCAAGAGAATTGATTCATTAAAAGAAGGCCGATCTAAAGCACAAGAATTACTGGATGATGTAATCTCGAAGGGTATAACGCTACAGTCCGAAGTCAAGGAATTAAAAGACCCCGACACCTTAGATTTACAGCAGCAAATGACGGACGTTGAAAAAATCAATAAGTCAGTTAGGGATGCCAAGTCATACCGCGAGGTAGAGCAGAAGCTTAAAACCTCGAAGGGTGAAAGCGAAAAACTGACCAAGCAGATTGAGGACATTGATAATCAGAAAGAAAACATGCTCAAAGAGGCTAAGTTACCAATTGATGGGTTGGGATTTAATGAGCAGGGAGTAACCTTCAACGGAATTCCATTTAAGCAGTGTTCGTCAGCCGAGAGGCTAAAAGTTTCAATGGCTATGGCAATGGCTTTAAATCCTGACCTAAGGGTAATCAGGGCAACTGATGGTAGTCTTTTAGATAGTGCCAGTATGGCGATAGTTAAGCAGATGGCGAAGGACAATGATTTTCAGGTATGGCTTGAGGTTGTCGATGAAAGCGGAAGTATGGGCGTTTACATCGAGGACGGGGGAATAGCTGAGAAATTGACTGTACCAGCAGTGCAGGTAGGGATGATACCAGAACCACCAAAAGTAAAGTCAATAGACGACATACTTTCAGGATTAGGGGAAGAACCTTTATTTTAGGGGGTGGACAGAATAAATAATCTAGCCAATGAGTTAGCCATTATGAACGAAACGCTGGGAATCATTAAAAAAACCACAGGCTGTTTCGGGGCCATGCAGGGGATTAAATTCAATCCAGACGGTAACCGCGAGGGCCAGATCCTACAGTTCCAGCTTGGCGAGGATGCTTTTCAGAACCTGGTTTCTGAGTTAGACCTGATAGATAGCGTTTTTTATCAAGATATTTACGGCGTTGTAGACTATGCCGGGTGTCAGTTCTTTTATCTGACCAAGTAGCCCGGCACTGCATTTTAAGGTTTTGTCCGACGAGTTTCCTGCCAGAAACCCGCCGAACCGGAGTTAACTGGATAACTGTAATATATCACACATTTTTAAGAAAGTCTGTGCGCGTGATCACAAAAACGGTGTGAATTTCACCACATTTTTGAGGGAGGTAGCCATAATGGAAGGACAGGAAGAGGAAGTCTTAGTTGCGCGTTGCTGCCTGCACTGCATCAAGTATGGTTGGTGCGATATGCCGTGTCACCGCATAGGCAGTATAGATAAGATATTCGTCAGGTATTGCCGTCATGGTGAGTGTTTGGACGATCCTTGCAGTAAATTCAAACCAGAATCACAAACCAGCTAGGAGGGAATCAGTTGAAATATACAACTATACATCTAGGAAGCGGTTACTGCTGTCTTAGATGCGTCAACCATGGAGCAAGTGAGGATAATTGTGGGGTTGCTGCTTGTGGATCAGATAACTGTGAGCACTATAAGGGTAACTGCAGGGATTGTAGCAGCGAACCATGCCCTGACTTCGCGCCAGAATCACAAACTGACTAATGAGACACACAACATTCCCCAACCACAAACCCAGGAAATGCCCTGACTGTGGGCTGATTTTTAAGCCGTTGTCGGGCAACCAGGTTAGGTGTGGGCATTGTGCGGCGGAGATTAGACGGATTAGATACCAGGAGAGGAAGGCGAGAGAGTGCCAGAAATAGACATTAAGGCTCACGCGCTGGGTGACTGTTAATGACACCAGCAGAGCGCGAGACGTTACTAAAAGGCATGTATGAGTTGCATATCCTTGTGGCCTCAGATGACAAACAGGCAGCCATATTCGCCATAGCCGAAAGCCACAGAAACATCAAGGACATGCAGCAATGTGACCAGTGCAAGGATTTTTTCCAGCACTCTGATATGGATGGGCGGTTTTGTCAGAGGTGTGTAGCAGTACAGGAGAGTATCTCAGGTTTTGGGCAGGATGATATTAGGTTTTAGGAGGGATTTTATGACACAGGTAAACATCGAGACAGTACAGCTAGGCGACATCGTTAACGGCAAGGAAGTAGTTACCATACACGATACAGGCGAGCAGGTTACTTTACATCTGGATGGCGGTTACAGTATCCGCGCTTTACATGGCAGTACGGTAACCGTACTTAAGGAGGTTTGAACGTGGCCTTAGTAATACTGAGATTTTCGGGTAAGGTTAAGGAATTCAGGGAGTGGTTAAGGACAGTGGTCGAGGTAGAGGGCCACTTTAAAAATACCCTGGAACACTGGAAAAATACACACTAGGAGGTAGATTTATGAATCAATTGGTTTTTGATTATAGTCGTTGGGGTGGTAAAACTACACTTTTAAAAGGCCACAAAGCACCGAAAGGTCTTAAATTCAGCGACAATGGCGACGATTTAGGAACCGGTGAAACACCGCCACAGAACGTATATTTACCGTGCAAATACGCAGACCCGCGTAAGAAACGTAAGCGCAAACTGACACAGGAATCCAAGCGAAAGAACAGGAGGTAACGAATACATGGGATTTAATTTATACCAATTAACCGCAGGTTTTAATGAAATTTTTGACCTTTTGGAATATGAGGAAGCCATTGACTTGGCAGTGCTGGAAGATACCCTACAGTCAATCGAGGCCGCGATTGAAGTTAAGTTCGGCAATGTGGCTAAGATTATCAAAACTTTGGAGGCAGAAGCTAAGGCATATGAAGCCGAGGCAAAACGCTTATCTTCCAAGAAATCTGCGGCAGAGACCCGCATAACGTGGCTGAAAAACTACTTACTGCAGTCACTGGAACAGACCAAGAAAGACAAAATAGCTACCGACATTGGCACCGTCAGGAGGCAGAAAAATCCTGGTAGCGTGAACGTTTTGGACGCTGATAAAATCCCGGCAGAGTTTTATTTTACGCCGGTACCGGTTAAGCAACTGCTTAAACAGGAGTTATTGGACAAGCTCAAAGCAGGCGAAAAAATCGCTGGTGCTGAGTTAAAGCAGGGGTATCACATCAGGATCCAGTAGGAGTTGATAGGATGTCACAACTAAAATCCATAGCCGCCAAACTCGTTTTAATAGCTAAGGATTGCCCGTATGCACAAAAGGACGCGCAAAACGAAAAACAAAAATACAAATACGTTTCAGCGGCCCACATCCTTGGCAAGGTCAACGAATCGCTGGCAGTGCACAACGTCTGCAGTGTGCCGGAATTTGCGATAGTTGACACTAAGGAAACAAAAACATCCAGTGGTGCTATTTGGCAGCTAGTCACCGTGAAATGTAGCCTGCAGATTATCGACGCAGATACAGGAGAATCGGTTGTAGTGACCAGTCTAGGCAGCGGTACAGACCCAGGCGACAAAGCGGTGGCAAAGGCTCAGACTATGGCTATAAAGTACGCCTGGCTGACGGCTCTGAACATCGAAACGGGCAATGACCCGGAGGCGGACCCGAGGACGGATAACACAGAGTTTACCGGACAGGCGCAGCAGGGACAACCCGGACAGCGCACAGCCCAGCAGATACTTGTAGACCAGAAACTTACCCAATTGGCTCAGCTTTGGAAACAGGCCGGTTGGGATACCAGCGGAATAGCTAACTATTTCACGCAGCGTTTTAATAAGCCGTTTGAGCAAGTAACAGCACCTGAGATAGACGCGTTTATTGCAGAGGCCCAGGACTACATCCAGAAACAAACAGTAACCTACTAGGGGGTTTTAGAGTGCTAAACAAAGTTATTTTAATTGGTCGATTAACTAGAGACCCAGAAATGAGATATACACAGTCAGGTACTGCAGTTGGTAAGTTTTGTATCGCGGTAGACAGGGATTTTAAAACCCAGTCAGGAGAAAAAGAAACCGACTTCGTGGACATCGTTACATGGCAGAAACTAGCCGAGACTTGCAATACAAACTTACAAAAAGGCAGACTGGTAGCAGTAGATGGCAGGCTGCAGATTAGGTCATACGAGGACAATCAAGGGCAAAAACGGAAGGCCACTGAGGTAATTGCTAACAGTGTAAATTTCCTGGATTGGCCGAAGGATGGACAGGGCAGCGGTGGTGGTAACGGTGGTGGTAACGGTGGTGGTAACGCTGGTGGTAACAGACCGCCAAATAATCCACCACCTAACAACCCGCCACCCAGCAACGGGTACAGTGCTCCTAACGGAGGCTATGGAGGGCCGCCTGGTGGATATAATCAACCGCCTAATAACGGGTATAATCAACCGCCTGCTAACGGATATGGTGGTCCACCTAATAACGGCTATAATCAGTATCCTGGCGGACAACCTAACAACGGTTACAATGCCCCGCCTGCCGGTGGCGGGCAGAATCAGGGTGGTTATAATGCCCCGACTACTGGAAACGGTAATTCAAACTGGGATGATGGAGATATCCCGTTCTAGGATAATCAAGCCTAATTAATAGAGGAGCTCCAATACACCTGATAATGTCGGGCTCCTCCAGAAAGAAAGGGGTTGATTAAATGCCAGCCTTTATTGATATTACAGGGCAGAAATACGGAAGATTGACAGCTATTAAAATAGTATCCACTGGAAGTAGAAAGAAAAAAGGCAAATGGCTTTTTAGATGTGACTGTGGAAATGAAATTGTCTGTGCCGCTTGCGGGGTTAAAAGTGGAAATACAAAAAGTTGTGGATGCTTGAAGCGTGAAAAGTCCCACAAAACCGGAGTAAGAACTATTAAATTAATACATCAAAATCAAATAACTCATAACATGACAGGTAAACGTATATACCGAATCTATAAAAATATGAAAACTAGATGCTACAACCCCAAAACAAAGTGTTATCCACATTACGGGGGCAAAGGAATTAAAATTTGTAATGAATGGCTTAATGATCCATGCACTTTTATTAATTGGGCACTTAGTCATGGATATAATGATTCTTTAACAATTGACCGTATTGACTCTGACGGTGATTATTGTCCAGAGAATTGCCGCTTTATAACACAGGCAATGCAAACACAAAATACCTCTCGCAATCGCTTCATTGAGCTAAACGGGGTAAAGAAAACAGTATCTCAGTGGGCAAGGGAATATGGCATTTCCCCCGATCCGATTTATGAATTAATTGGTAAGGGTATTAGTCCAGTTGATGCAATGTTAAAAAAAATACCCCAGGAGAAAAACATTGTTACAACTTAGAGCGTATCAAGAAACATTGATTGAAGGTTCCCGCATTGAATTTAAAAACAATAGAAAGCGTGTCTGCTTAGTGAGTCCATGCGGGAGTGGAAAAACAATAGTTATGGTTTATATGGCAATGCAGGCAATGTTACGAGGCAACAGCGTGCTCTTTGTGGTGCATCGGCAGGAATTAATTGAACAATCTTCAGAAGCATTCAATGACTTTTCTGTGTCACATGGTATTATCGCTGCTGGTTATTCAATGAATGTTTCCGAAAAAATACAGATTGCAAGCATACAAACAGTTATTCGTAGATTAAATAAGATAAATGTGCCTAACATTATTATCCTTGATGAGTGCCAGCACAGCCCGGCTGGAACCTGGAGAAAATTATTGGATTACTTTCCAAACGCTTTTGTTATTGGGTTGACAGCAACCCCCTGGAGGATGGGTGGTCATGGACTTGGCGATATTTTTGAATCACTTATTATTGGTCCCAGCGTTAAAGAATTGATTGCGATGGGCAATTTAGCACCTTATCGCTACTACGCTCCTCCTATTGCTGCTGACCTTAATGGTATAAAAGTTAAGTATGGAGAATTCGATAAAGCCGAAACTTCTTTAAGAATGGATAAGCCTGAAATTATAGGTGATTTGATAGGTAACTATAAAAAACTGGCTCCAAATGCCAGGGCTGTATGCTATTGTGCTAGTCGCGCTCATAGCAAACACACAGCTGAAATGTTTAGGCAATATAATATTAGTGCTATTCATATTGATGGAGAAACACCAGCAATTATTCGCAAAGCCGCTATTGATGACTTTAGAAACGGCAATATCAAAATATTATGTAATGTTGATTTGGTTAGTGAGGGGCTAAATATTCCCGCTATGGACGCAGTTATTTTAGCTAGGCCGACTCAAAGTTTAACATTATACATTCAACAAGCAATGCGGTGCTTACGAGCAGACAGCGAGAACCCCACGAAAACCGCTGTGATAATTGACCATGTGGGCAACTGCTACCGACATGGACTGCCCGACGAGGATCGGGAATGGACGCTGGAAAGTAAGCCGAAAAAGCAGCAGGACAGGTTGGTTAGTCTGAGGACCTGCCCGAAGTGTTACGGGGCACATAGACCCTGCCCGAAATGTCCTTTGTGCGGCTATGTGTATGTAGCAGAGCGCGAAGGGCCAACGCAGAGGAAGGGCAGTCTGGTGGAGATTGACGAACTGGAACGGATACGCAGGAAACAGGAAGTGGGCAGGGCTAGGAGCAGAAAAGACTTGGAGAAGATAGCGATTGACCGGGGGTATAAATTAAACTGGATTAATCGCATGGTTGACGTAAAACGAATTAGGGACTAGGACTGTAAGGAGGAGGGGGCGGGGTGAACGGATATCGCCGATACAAAGTGGAACTAACAAGTCACGCTTACAATCGTTACCGTGTGCGGGGCGGGTATAGAAACCACAAGAAACTGCATAACAAGGCGGTAAGTCTGGTTAACGACACAATCAGATCCGCTGAGGGGATAAAATTCAGCAGGAATGGTACTGCCCTGTTAAACTTGGGCGGAGGATTCCTTGCAGCTTTGCGGATAGAACGCGGAATGCTGTCGATTCGAACGATTATTATGCGGGGCGGAAAATTTAGAGGGGAGGGCTAACAGTGAAAAACAGAAAATCACGAGTCCAGCGCATGGAAGTAGAACTCAGGCAAGCCAGGCGCGAAATTAAACGCCTGAACGAGATTGCCGAATTTCATGCTGATACTCTGGTAATACTTGGAGACACCTTGACGAGTCAGGGTAATCTATTATCTATACTCAGCCACACAGTCAAAACCGACATTGCTCGTGTTTCTAACAGCGTACGAGTGACAAACATTTGGCAGAAAGCTTTACAGTGCAGGATATATAAACTGGAGCAGGGTGGATTTTGGAAGTGGCTGTTTGGACGGAAGTATAGGAGGAAGATTAAGACTGCCGGTGAGGTGGTTAAGGATGCCTAGACCTAAGGTAAATGCCACGGACTTGGTAATACAGGCCATCCATGAGGCTGGGACCACAGACCCCAGCGTAATCAGCCTCCAGATTGAGGATATCGTAAGTCGTAAAATAGCCAACAGATTAGCAAAAGGCAGGGTAACGTTTTGTTTGTATCAGGAGATTGGTCGTTACGGTATCAAAAAATACTCAGACGTGGTCAGGTTGGTGGAGAAGGTTAGGAGGGCTATATAATGCCATATATCGGAAAAATCCTAGCCGACATTGAACGCGAGAAACTTAAGCTGTCTGAAATGCCTCTTGGTAGTGCCGGGATACTGCAACAGAGCGAGGTTGTGGACAAGCTGATTAACGAATATTACCGGGCTTTGGCTCAGGGAGGTGCGGCATGAAACAGGGCAAAAACCCCACCCGGAGGCAACAACTCATACTGCTTAGGTGCAGGTTAAAACCGGATGACTGGTTAGTGACAAAATTCTTGATTGATGAAATGCACGTAGTTAATCGGGAGTCTGATAAAGCCAAGGTGATTAGATATTAGCCAGGAAGAACATGACGAACTGCTAGCAGAATACCGCAGACGTAGCACAGAGAAAACAGCAAAATGTTATCGCTGTGGTCAGTCATGCGCGGCTTGGTTTTGTAAGCAGCAGTACAGGTATGCACCAATACCAAACCATCCAACCAGGATAGAAAACGCAAGGACACTATACTTTTGCCCGCAGTGCTGGGGTAAGGACAGTTATCCGATACTACCGGCACTGCCCGAGTCAAGGAGGCTAACTGAGATGGAAAGACAGGCAGTAATTAAACTACAGAACGAAATGGATCAGCACAGCGCAAACCCATACGTGCAGGCAGTTGGAACTATGCTGCAACAGTGCAATATGGAAGTCAGCGCTGAGGCATTGGAAGATATTTTGTCAGGAAAGAAAACGCTGTTAGGTAGTCTGGAGGCAATGCGCAAGGTAGCGGAGGGTAAGAAGGTCGGCAATTGTGCCGTCCTGACAGATGCTGAGGGGTTTGACATTGTACGCAGGTATTTCGGGATTGTCGGAGAGGATTTACCGACCATTACGGTACCGGTACCAGTCCAGACTATGCCAGTGCATCCGGTACCAGCTCAGAAACCCAGCACTGATTTTAACGTTAGCCTGGATGACCTGCTCGAAGACCTATGAACATAGAGGAGTGCTTCAGGCACATACCAAACCGGTTAACTCCGGACATGAAAATTTTCGCTCACGATGTAGTTTTTAAACATTATATTTTTTACAGCAGGGAGGGTAAGCAGCAGCATTGTTATTGTACCCACTGTAGGAGTTATTTTACGGAAACCAGACTCAGGCACAAACAGCCGATTACCTGTCCACACTGTGGAGTTATCTGCACTGCCAGATCGAATGGCATGGGTAGAAAACACCTGATAGACGAAGCCTACTTTGTGTACTATCTTAAATCATCCGTAGACCCACAGTGCATCACGGCGGTAGGCACCTATGCTGTCAGGGATTACTCCAGAGATGTTCGCACGGTAGAAACTAAGTTTATTGACCAGGATATGTTTGTTTTTGCGCCTGGGATTGGTGGCGTAGCGTTCCATCGTTACGCGTATTATTCCAAGGCGCGGACCATGGAGGGCAGCAAGTTAATCATGGCTGGTGCTGTGAAGTGCCAGTGGTTCCGAGACCATAACGCTAATATACACTGCACGCATAGCAGGGACAGTATAGCCCAAGCGGTTAAGGACACGCCATACCAGTACAGTACGTGGGAAAAATACAGCCACTTTGATATGGTGGAGTTCTTTGATTTAGCAAGCAAATACGCGTGTATCGAATATTTGACAAAGCTTGGGTTTAAGCATCTAGTACAGGATAAGCTGGAAGGTGAACGCACGTATAGCGCGGTTAACTGGAGAGGAAAAACACCCTTGGCAGTGCTGGGGCTCACGAAGCAGGAGCTTAATGATATCAGAAAAAATGATATCGACATGATGTTTATTGACCTAAAAATACTAAAGTTAGGACGGAAAGACGGTTCAAACCTTACCCCTGCCGAAGCTGTGGATATAGCTGGACACTGGGGTTATATGTTGGACGTTTGGCAGAAGCTAAAACGTCATGGCAACCTTAGGAAAATGCACAGCTATTTTGCCAAGCAGCTAACTAAGGGCAAGATAAAGAAGTACTTGGATTGCTTGCATCTTTGGAGAGATTACTTGAACGATTGTGTAGAGCTTGGAATGGATTTATCCAGGGAAACTATAGTTTTTCCCCGCAACCTGCACAGAGCGCACCAGAACACAATAAAACTGGTTAAGCATAAAACAGACGAAATTCTAGACCGTAAGATTGGAGTCAGGTCTGAAAATTTAAGCGGTATGTATTTTGAGCATAACGGTTTATTAATCAGACCTGCCGCATCAACAGGGGAGATAATCGCAGAGGGTGTGTATTTAAAACATTGCATAGGTGGTTATTGTGGTGGTTACGCGCGCGGTGATTATGATTTATTTTTTATCCGTAAAGTAGAGGAACCGGAAGATCCGTTTTACAGCATAGAGGTAAGGCGCGGCGAGTTAATGCAGTGCTATGGATATAATCACGCAACGGCAACACCTGAGGTAGCAGAGTTTTTAGAAGTTTTTATGGATGTTAAGTATGGAAAACAGAGCAGGAAGGAGGCGGCAATTTGAGCAAGAAAAAACCAGTGGACACGGCAGAATCAACGGAAAATATCCCAGGGAATATGCCAGAACTGCCGACAGACACACAGACCGAGGGCATCAATACGCTGTCTATAGCCCGCACCCCAGAACATGTAGCGGCAGAAATTTGCGCCATCAAATCACAGACACAGGCAATAGTTTTACATGCCAGCGTAGAGATAGGGCGCAGGTTAGTAGAGGCTAAAAATATGCTAGACCATGGATTGTGGGGTAATTGGCTCAGTGTTTATGTTGATTATTCCCAGCGTACAGCAACAAACCTTATGAAGCTGTATGAGGAATATAAAGATAAATTAAATCAGCAATCGCTTGCCAATTTGACGTATACAAGAGCTGTCTTATTGCTGGGTATTGCTCCGGAGGAGCGCGAGCAGTTTGCCGAGCAGAACGATGTTGAAAATATGTCAACTAGGGAGTTGCAGCAGGCCATCAAGGAACGCGACGAACTGGAACGTAAATTAGCCATAGCTCAGGATAATTTAACCGAGAAGGCCGAAGAATCCAGAAAAAATCTGGAAGCCAAGCAGCAACTAGAATCTGATGCAAGAATCACGGATCGAGCATTTAAGGAATCTCAATCTACCGTGAAGATGTTACAGAATGAACTAACCGAGAAGCGCAAAACGGCTAAGGCAGATGTCGAGGCAGTGCAGGAGGTTTTAGCTGAGACGAAACGTCAGCTTGCCGAGGCGCAGAGTTCCGGAAACGAAACACTGGTGGAAACCCTGCAAATGACCCTAGGTATAGCTGAAAAAAATTTAAAGCAGTCCCTGGATAAAATCACAGAGTTAGAAAAACAACTTTTGGAAAAACCCATCGAGACCACGGCAGCGGAGATTATCGAAAAGGTACCCGCCGAGGTAGAGCAAGAACTGTCAGACCTAAAACGGCAGGTGCAGGAACTGCAGCAGCAACCAGTCCAGCAGATTACCGAGAGCGAGGCAGTGCTGAAATTCAGGATGTATTTTGAGCAGCTAAACAAAGGTTTTGCGGATATCCTAACAGTGCTTGGAGAGATAGAGCAGACAGATACAGAGCGTCACGGAAAGCTCAAAAACGCCTTAGGTAAGTTTTTGGGCAGGATGACGGACGGGCTGAATGGGGAGGGATAGAGCCATGAAAGATTGTCGCTTTGACTGTCAGGAATGCAAAGCCGACTGCCCGTGTCGTGGATGCGGGGAGTTATGTGAGGAAAAATGTGACCAGGGAGGCGAGCAAAATTAGAGAGCAAGAAATCCAGAACGCTATCAGAGAGCACGTCAGCAAAACCGGTCTAGGAGTATTATTCCGCGCCAACGTCGGCGAGGCTTGGACGGGTGACGTTAAAGACATCTGTTACAACACGGCGGCGAATGTTCTTACCATTAAAAACCCGCGCAGACTCAGGACAGGGCTTCCGAAGGGTTTCAGTGACCTGTTTGGAGTAGGTCAGGACGGCAAATCAGTCTTTGTCGAAGTTAAATCAGTCAAAGGCAAACCCACCCCAGAACAGATTAATTTCCTGCAGCGGATGCAGAGTCAAGGAGCGCACGCAGGGACGGCCCGAAGTATTGCTGATGCTGAACTTATTTTTAACGGGTTCGGGAGGATAACTTGATGAGTAAACCAATACCCGTAGATTGGGTAGAAGAACTTAATCGCAAAGCAAGGATTTTGAGTAAACATATAGCTATTGCAGATGCAGCCCGTGATTTACTATCAGCCATTTACGGCATGGGGCCACCTGGGGAGATACAGACGTATAGTTGTTACGATGAAATTGAAGACCTGGAACTAGCACTAACAGCACTACACGACGGAGATTAAAACCGGGAGGGGAAGGATAATTGCACATATTTTACCTTGGAAATACTCTTGACGTACTAAAGCAACTCCCCGAAAAATCAGTACAATGTTGCCCGACTTCTCCGCCATACTTTGGACTTCGGGATTACGGGTTACCCTCTACAGATTGGCCGGAGATTGAATATACTCCGATGGCAGGATTATCGTCCGTGGTAGTGCCTGCCTGGAGTGGATGCTTAGGACTTGAACCAACACCTGAGTTATATATTGCTCATATAGTTCTGATTTACCGCGAGGTGTGGCGAGTTTTACGGGATGATGGGACATGCTTTTTGAATGTCGGGGATAGTTATTGTTCGCCTAATGGCAGAAGTCATGGCAATACTTATACAAATAAAGGGCCAAATTCACAGTTAAAGCACATGGCAAATGCTCAGGATATAGGGATTATTAGAAAATGGCCGGCATTAAAACCCAAAGACTTACTAGGCATACCTTGGCGTTTAGCGTTCGCACTACAGGCAGACGGTTGGTATTTGCGTTCAGACATAATTTGGGAAAAGCCTAACGCAATGCCCGAATCGGTAACCGATAGACCAACAAAATCACATGAGTACCTTTTTTTTTGTTGGCTAAGTCGAAAAAGTATTACTACGATGCGGACGCAATACGACAACCCTACGCAGAAAAGACAAAGACTGCTTGGGGGTGTCAATTTAAGGGGCATGGTGATGGAACTGGTCTTATAGCAGCTGAAAATTTATCAAATAACATAAAAGAACACAGGCCGCACCCAAAAGGAGCTAATAAGCGCACAGTCTGGCACATACCAACAAAACCATTTAAGGGCGCACATTACGCAGTATTTCCTCCCGGCTTAATAGAACCTTGTATTTTGGCGGGGAGTCGCGCAGGAGATACCGTCCTTGACCCGTTTGGCGGTAGCGGAACAGTAGCAATGGTCGCCAACCAATTAAATATGGATAGCATCTACATTGATATGTCACCAAACTATCTAGGGGATGCACTTAGACGAGGTAATTATAATCCTGCTGAATACGACATTTTATAAACCAAGAAAGGGGAGGGCAACTTGATACTTAGTTTTCTAACCTCCCTGTATCAATATTTAGACGAAAAATTTAACTTGTATCTTTGGACATTGCCAGGCCGCAAAACCAGCCCATTCCAGGCTAACGACCTGGTAACGATGTCCAAGTTAGCTAGTCAATTAGACGGCGACATATATTTTGGGCTTGGGGCTACTACCAGGCAACTAACCGACTACGAACGTCCCAAAAATGAGGAAATACAGGCCATACCTGGCTTGTGGGTTGACATAGACATACAAAACCCACAAGCGCATAAATCCAGCGATTTACCCGCTGATATAGCAGAGGCTATGGCTATTTTGCCGGACAATTTACAACCGTCTCTGGTGGTCTGGAGCGGTTACGGGATACATGCCTACTGGCTGTTTCGTGAGCCGTGGGAATTCGACAGTCAGGAAGAACGCAACGAGGCAACCGAGCTACTCAGATCACTGCAAGCGACGGTTAAACACAACGCGTCCCTGAGGGGATGGAAAGTAGATACCACTGCAGACTTGGCCAGGGTGCTAAGACTTCCAGGAACACAGAACCACAAACTACAAACACCAGTTCTTTGTAAAATTATAGAGCAAACTGACATTCGCTACAATCCAGGGGACATCGAATCGCTACTGCCTGCAGTGCCGGAAACTATCCGAACGAATACCGACAGAAAAACCAGTTTCGAGCGCAGGCCTACTGATGGACAAGCTGATCTGATGCTTAGAAACTGCCGGTTTATGCAGCACTGTCAGCTGAATACATCAAAGCTGAGTTATTCAGAGAAACTGGCTGCAGCTACAAACATAGTCAGAGCCAGTGACGGAGTAGAGGCGGCACACGCTCTGTTTTCGCTGGATAAAGACCGGTATAACTATAAATTCACAGACGCAAAAATCAACGAAGCCCTTGAAAAAATGAACCCGCAGACTTGCGAGTATATACGCGGTGTGATTGGATTTCAAGGCTGCCCTCAGAACGGCTGTGCAGTGCAGGCGCCTTGTGGATGGTCACTGTCCAGAGTAGCACAGGCCAGGGCCACTGTAAGGGCTATTCCTGCACCTACCCAAGATACGGTAATGGTTCCCGAGGTGCTTGGAGCATTGGCAGTTTTGAAGAAGGAAGACGCTCAGGAATATGCACGTTTTAGGGGTATGTGCAAGGGCAAGGTTAATTTAAACGATTTAGAAAGGGCAGTTAATCAGCACAAAAAACAGGCCAAAACAGACCACCTGCACATAGTTCAGGACGGGGAAAAACCCGGCAAGCGGATGCTCAAAGACACTGTTTCAGACTGCCCGATTGACCTGTTTTTACCTCCAAATTTTAAATTCGAACGCAGCGGAATTTTATTTACCAAGGAAAACAGTAACGGTGACACGATGGTTTGTAAAGCAGCAGGTTGCCCGGTAGTAATAACCGAACGGGTATTTAACGTAGACACCGAAAAAGAAAAACTTGAAATATGCTTCAAATATCTTAAAGGTTGGCGTCGTATTATACTTCCAAGGTCAACAATTTTCGATGGGCGCAGGGTGATGCAACTAGCTGATTTTGGAGTACCCATATCGTCTGAAACATCAAAATGGATGGTCAAATGGTTTGACGCTTTATCTGACTACAACCAGGATCGCATACCTGTGACATATGCAGTTTCAAAGTTAGGTTGGCGTGGGGAACGAGAGTTTGTCCTACCCAACTTAGATAATAAATATAGGGTTGATATGGATGATGATGGCAGTCAAAACACCGTTTCCGGGTTTACCACTACAGGCAATTTTCAGGAATGGATTACTAAAATGCAATACCTGAGACAATCACCAAAGGCCCGCTTTATCTTGTCAGCTAGTTTTGCAGCTCCACTGCTCCGGATATTAGGGCAACGTAATTTCATAATTCACAACTGGGGAACCAGTCAGGACGGTAAAACATCTACTTTATGGGCAGCGATGTCGGCTTGGGGGAACCCAGACAAAATAATTAGCACATTTGATGTTACATCAACCAATATAGAGCGCAAAGCAGCCCTGTTTTCAGACCTACCGCTTGCCATTAATGAGCGAGAGGTGCTCAGTCAGAACAAGCGCAACGACATATCACCGCTCCTATACATGATGGGTGAAGGGCGCGGCAGAGGTCGGGGAGATAAAAAAGGCTTACAAGTAACCCAGACCTGGAGAACAATTACCCTGACTACTGGAGAGGGAACACTGTCAACATCGGGATCCTTCGATGGGGTAATGACCAGAGTGCTGGAAATCTCAGACGGGCCATTAGCACATGACCGAGAGTTTGCCAGACAACTATATTATTTTCTTCCAAGATGTCACGGACACGCAGGACCTGGATTCCTTACACAGCTACTACAAGCAGACTATGGCATTATATTTAGTACATATAAGGATTTCCAGGTCCTATTTAAGTCACTTTTCCCAGACAGGATTGACAGTCATATAGACGCCGTGGCATGTGTCGCCACTGCTGATTACTTATCCTCAGCATGGATATTTGGAGAGTCATGGGAAATGGCAAGGGTAGGGGCCACAGCAACAGGCCAGCACGTTTTAGGGTGTCTGGTGGCACGTTCTGAGGCCAGCGAGTCGGGCAGGGCATGGAATGCCTTTATTGACTGGATAGCAGAAAACAGAAGCCGCCTATCGGAGCACAGTTCACCTTGCATTGGATATATAGACAAGCCTTCTCCTCAGGACACAGGAGGAACTTACATTATCCGCAGCGTCATAGACCAGTTTTTGTCAGAGAGATTTTCAAGCAGCAGGAAAATAATAAGGGAGTGGGCATTGGACGGAAAAATAGTTTCCTACCAGGAAGGTAAAAATACCCGCTGTGATTTTCGCGGAAGGACGCTCAGCGGAGGGATAAGGCCGAGAGTAATTAAAATAAAAGATTCTGGGACAGGACTGGGACAGACTGGGCAGGGACTGGGACAGGCTTAAAGCCACAGGGTGTAAGGGTTTATATATATATTGTCCCAGTGCCCAGTAATTATATATATGTTTTATAAAGAATTTACCCCTACCATTTAAGGGGTATAGGGTAATGGGGGGGGTAAAAAAGATGTCATACCATTCGCAATTTACTGGGCAGTTATCTGACAATTTACCAAAGCATGATTCTGTAAGGCTTGAATGGTTTTAGGATTGTCCCAGACCTACTGGGCAGAATGAAGGAGGCTAGTTTATCGTGGCTTCTAGTCAGTCAGAAACACTCTCAGAACTAATAGAAAAACGTGGCGGGGTAGTGGTCCTTTACTCACAACTGCTCCAAGATACAATCTACTTTGTCAGAGACCAACAAGCAGCCTCACGAGTGTCAGGTGGTATCTGGTTTACTCTCAGGGAACTGCACGTATTATTTGCAGACGGCGAACTAACAAACCCTGAATCAGTCATGAGAATCAGCGTTATTAAAAAACAGTTTCCGGGCTTAGAGTTCGTAGACGCTCCAACTCAGGACGTGTTAAAACCGACAGACCCGAGGCCGGATCTGACTGAGGACCATGTCCAGTGGAATCGGTTTCTACGGATAGCATGGGAACAGAATTCAGCCATTGCAAAAATCCTGTACGGGTTTCGGGAGAACGGCCTGAGGTTAACCAGGGGTAACGCTGGATGGGTGCTTAGACCTGAGGTTTCAGAGCGGTGTTTTGAATCGCTGGAATGTTACGAGACGTTGAAGAGTAAGTGGCTGGTGCCGTATGGGCAGCAGATAACTAACTGGTTAGCTAGACTAGGATAGGAGGAAAACTATTGGACGCTAATTTACTAACCGTCAAAGACTGGAAAGGTAAATTTCAAATCAACGAGGCCTATAGACCTATAGCCAAGGCATTATGCAAAAAATTCCCTGAACTAAAACACATACCAGTAGACAGTATTATTTTTCTTGATGATACAGAGTCTAAGGGTAAAACAGCTAACAAAGTCAAGAACGCTCAAATAGGCAAAATCAGCGATAAGTGGCATGAAATCATATATCAGTTAACGGGCAGACGGTTTATGTATTTCATGGAGTTTTTTAAGCGTAATACGGGCCACATGTCTAGTGAGCAGATAATCCTATTAGTATATCACGAGTTAAGACACATCGGTCCAGATGGTGATCTGGTTCATCACGACATTGAGGAATGGGCCAACATATACACCAGACTGGGCGTTGATTGGTCAGCAACAAAACGTCAACTGCCAGACCTGCTAGCCGCAGATGTTGACTGGGATAGCATCAAACTTACTAACCTGTTTACGTTCCCGAAGGGAGGCAATCACAATAGCTAAACAAGCCAGAACACTAACAGACGATGAAATAAATTATCTTAAAAACAATTTAACTAACTGTAAAATAGAATCTATTGGAACGCAGATTAATCTTAGCCGCAGCACTATTTGTAAAGTGGCTAAGGCAATGAATCTAACGATACCTAAGGGCAAGCACAGAGGCACTGCTCCGGTATTCACGGGCAAGAGTTCTTACACAGATAAGTGCTATGATCTTAAACTGCCGAGGCAGAAGCTAACAGACGGACTTACTCCAAGGCAGGAGAAACAACTGGAAGAGTTATTCGCTAAGCTGCTGATAAAAGTCAGTGTTGAGTTTAACCGTATCGAGATAGATAGGCTAGACGATTATTGGGCCAGTATGTAATATATAAAGGGTGGTGGCTTGTGTGCATAGTAAGCTACTTAAATCTACATCAGAAGAGTTTTGGGCTATATGGGGACGTACAAGCCCACCAGATAACAACCAGAAGGATTATAATTGTCCTCTTCCTGCTCCTCCTACTAAACGCGGAGGAAGTAAGTCAGCAGGACGTAAGAAGCCTAAGAAGAAGCCACAGCAAGCAGATTTCATTATCTGACCGTTTACAAACTATTGACATATGTGATATACTAGCGACGTAGTCGTATACCTAACGGAACGACTACACTCATAGATTATTCAGCGCCTGAGCAGGGCGCTTTTCTTATGCCTATTACCAGGGAGAAGGTGGTGACTTTGGCCAGGCATCCAGAAGTATACCGTAACAAACAGTGGCCTAAGTCCAGGGCGTTTGTCATATCACGGGCTAACGGTCTATGCGAACATTGCAGGACCAAGGGCATCTTTAAGGCGGGCCGAGAGGTTGACCATATTGTGGAGCTTACTGACAGCAACAAACACGACTGGAACGTAGCTTATAATCCTGAGAACCTTCAGTATCTTTGCAGCGATTGACACAACCATAAATCCGGTAGGTCTACTGGATTACAGGACTTCTTAACTCCACCATAAACGATTATATTTTACGTGAGAATAGGGTCTGCAGCCCGATAAGAGACGGTTTTCTCCACCGTCTCTTTCTTATGTTTTAAAAAAGGAGAAATAAAACACTGGGAGAGGTGTTATATGATAGAGATATGGAAAGATGTCAAAGGATACGAGGGGTTATATCAAGTTAGTAATATGAGTAGGATTAGAAATCAAAAAGGACACATATTATCACCAGCGGATAACGGTAATGGATACCTTCGCTTTAGTTTGTCTAGTGGTAATAGAGCGTATAAAACCAACTATTTGCACCGTCTTGTTGCGGTAGCGTTTATTCCCAATCCTAATAATTTACCTGAAGTAAACCATAAAGACGAGGATAAAAGTAATAACTGGATAGATAATCTTGAATGGTGTAACGTATCTTATAATCGTTCGTATGGAACGAGAAAAGAAAGATGTGGCATCGTTAAAAGAAAAATAGTGCGTGGTAGAAATATATTAGACGGAAGCGTTGTTGTGTTAGATAAAGTTGCTGACGCAGAAAAGTTTGGATTTAGCAAATCATCTGTGTCTAAGTGTTTATGTGGTCGGGCTAAGGCTACTGGCGGTTATGTATGGGAGTATGCACAGTAACCACAAGTCTGGCAGGTCAACAGGTTTACAGGAATTTCTAACCCCCCCCGGTTGTTAAATAACTACTGAAAAACTACAGAC